CACCTCGAGTCCCACAAGGCGGTTGTGTCCGTGGATCAGGGTGCTCTGGATTGGTCGCGCAAAACTAGCGTCAGCAAAGAGGTTCCTAAAGGGGAGCGCATGCTGATGAGAAAAGATGTCAAGGAGCGGACGGAACAACTCAAGAAGTCGTTGTCCTTCATCCCGGACGCGCAGGCCGCTGGCGTAGCCGCGTGGTTCGGCACCACAACTGAAAAGGTACAACGCGGGCTGGTTGTCATAACCAGTTGTGTCGGGCAGCTCATCAAAGTCTCGTGCTTGTTCTTCGGTTTCTCACTGTGGGCGTACCGCGCGGACAGCCAGTTGTCTGGACGCGACGAAGGTGGTGGTAACAATGAGAAGCCCAAGCTGAGCCTCGTTAAGCCAGCCGCAGCACAACCAGAGCCGTTGTCGGCCACAACCTCACAACCCATACATGCGGTTGTACTACAGCAGCGTAGCGATGCCAGCGTACCGGGCATCGCCCCGAAGTGGTCGCGCGACCGCCTCGACGACTTCCTTCACAACGAAGGGAAGGGTCTCACCCAACCAGCGATAGCTCGGTTGTCGGGTTACACCCAGCAAGGCGTCAGCAAGGCTCGGCGTCGACTGCACAAGCGAGAGCAGCGTGAGGCGTCTAGGCGTCTCGAAGCCGCTCTCACGGCCTCACCACAACCGGCGTACTACCCAAATTTCGGCGGGAGAACTCACGCTCCCGCCGGCATCTAAGGAGCCCATCGCACGCATGCGCGGCGGTGGGTCTTGTCTGACCACGGCATGCGGTGGGCGAAGCGAAACCCGCGCAGACCCTAACGAGTAGAGGCGTCCATGTATCGAGTCCCACACAACCACAACCGGCGGTCTCGGCACTGATGCAAGGACATCGGTAGCTGAGACCGCCAACCGCGCCCACGCCGGTACAGCCGAAGGGCCTGGAGCTGATCCAGGGCAAGGGCAAGCGGAACAGCTTACTGGCCACAAACTGGCAAGACCATTTGTGGCCAGCGACCTGATCCGAGGGAAAGAGGTGAGAGATGGAAGCGAGAAGCATATTCGCTGCGCTCGTATCGGTGGCGGCAATTGGCCTTGCTACATGTGTGGACGCCGAACCTGCAAGGCCAGCAGCTAAACAGGAAAAGCTGACCGAGCAGCAAAAACTCATAAAGGCGCTTAGCGAGTATCCCGGCCATCCAGTTGGCGTCGGCGTAGTCATTTCTGTCGGCGAAGACGGCATGAGCGTCTCTGCGGTTTGCCGGGGGGAGAGCGCCGCTTACGGCAACCTCAACAACAAAGAGGTTGTCGCCGCCATCCTAGCGTGGACGCAAAAAATACAGAGCAAGGCAGAAGAGAGGAACAGGCTGGTCGGCAACGTGTCGTCGCTAATCGCAAGCCTTGAGAAGGCGTCGGTTGAGGCGGTCAAGAAGTAGGGGGAATGCCATGATCATCCCAATGATGGCTGAGCGCGAGGAAGCGCTGCGACTGTGGGAAGCGGAGCAGAAGACGCTTGCTCCTCTCAGGGCGGCCATGGAGGCCTCGAATGAGCGCCTTCATGCGTTGGAGGTACGCACCGTTTACGAGGACGATCGCGAGGTGCCAGAGCGCTGCGCCAAGTCTGGCGTCGTCCTGCTGGATAGCGACGAAGTCGTCGAAGACGCGGAGACCGGCGAAGTGTGGCTGCGCTCCGCACTCGGTCTGCCGCCCCGCCCAGAGTTTCCAGACGAGATCGAGGAGGCCGCATGACCTGGATCCCGCACTGGAGGCGCGGTCCTTTGGACTGGCTCGCCGCCAAGGTCGTCGACTGGTGCCGCAAGAAATGGAACCGCCGCAACGGCAAGCGCCTCGCCAGCCCACAGCAGCTTGATGAGTTACGCCGGAGGTTCGCCAAATGACACCGGAATTTGGGCTCGCCATCACCGGCATGGGCATCGTCGTGATCGGCATTCTCGTCGCGTTGTTCTCGAAAAGGAGAGACCCCAATGCGCATTGAGATCCACCAAGCCAGCACCGGCTACGCAGTCCGTATCCTCGAGCCCAAGAACCCTTGGGTGTACGCCGAGTGCCCTACCTACCGGGAGGCTCGAGATCGCGCCCACAGCTTCGCCAGGCTCGTTGGAGGGCAGGTCTATTCGATGCTGCCGGTCGAGGGTGCGCCGATCAAAACGCGCAAGCTCGAGACGTTGGCTTGAAAAGGTTTCGGCCCCGCTGCGCCACAGCGAGGCCGATTGTTTTGTTCCAGATATTTGCGTTCGGATCGAAGGTTGCCAAGCCGGGATCCAAACTGCTGACCACCGCATGCATAGAACGGGGACAACGTGTTGATATCAAAAACAGGCGGGCTATGCAAGCCCAGATGTAGTGATCGCTCGCTCCATTCCACACAAGGAATTGGGGGCGGCAATGGCTGACCGCGGTATTGGAGATAACGGCGGCCCGCCGCTCCAGAAGTTCACGGCGAAACACAAGGTTGATCGCATCCGGGAAGTCCTCGAGATGGACATCACCTCCTCGCAGAAGTGCGTGGGGATTGGCATCATCGTGGAGGCCGATGGCGACGGTATTGCGGCGGAACTCAGCACGAAGCGCCTCCTGACGTATGCCAGCGTCTCCGACCGGGAGACGGTTTACCGGGCAACGAAGGTGCTCAAAGAGCAATCGGTCGCAGAGGCGATCAAGGTCAAGGGAAAACCCAACAGCTACCGAGTTCTCCCTCCGAAGGTAATCGAGTCCATTGTTGAGGCATACAACCAGAGCAAGGTGGAATACGCGGAATTGACCTCGGGTAGTCCGGTTGAACCCGACAGGGGTAGTCCTGTGAAACCGGACGGGTTGGGGGGTGTCCATCCTGTCGGCTCCAGCCCGACTACCCCAGTCCCCTCAAACCCGACTGGCGGGTTAAACCCTGTCGGTTCTGAGCCGACCGGTCGGGTTGAACCCGACCAGGTCGCGCCCGCGTATTTAGTAAATAAAAATAATAAACAAAAACAAACTACTACCACTACCGTTGAGCAAGACGCCGCGAGTGGTGGTGGGTTGGATTTCGATGTTTTGAACGGCTCTGCGGTCGACATGACCGCGTTCATCGCCAAGCACGCAACGGTTGATCCCCAGACGGCGAGAAACATGCTCGCCACGAACATCCGCACGTTCACCGCTGACGCCATGCTGGAAGCCTACTCGGTGACGATCGCCGAGATGGCGTCGACCGTGGTTGCCACCCCCTACAAGTACCTCATCGGGGTAGCCCGGCGGATCAAGGACGGCCGCGCCAAGAGGGCGCCGGCGGCAACAAGTTCCGAGGCCGGCGAGTCCCGCGACGAGAAGCGCTCCGCCGCTGTCAGGGACGCGATGGCGAAGGCCGAGCAAGCGAGGGGGATGCGCCGCAATGGCTAGCACCGCAGTAGTCGACAAGGTCGTGAAGACGATCCTGCAGCTTTGGCCGCCTTACCGTTGGGAGGATGGCCAAGAGGCGAACTGGATCGCCGTGCTTGCCACGAAGATCAGCGGGTTCAGCGACCAAGTGATCGAGCGCATGCTGTCGGAGATGATCGGCAAGCGTGAGGACAGGCGCACGCCACTGCCGGCCGAAGTGATCGCGGGCTGCATCGAGGCCAAGCGTTGGTTGGACGTCGAGAACGGCCAGAAGGTTTTGCCGACGATCAACGACGACGCTCTCCAGTTCAAGCATCCCGAGTGGGCTCCATCGCGCATCAGCCTGGCCGATGACCTTGTGTGTGGCAAGAACGGCCGCGCCGAGGTGGGCCGTCAGGCCGCCAAGGACCACTACTGGATCCTCCAGCTCCACGACTTCTGCCGGATCAATACTCGGCTCCCGACTGACGCCGAGATCGCTGCGCTCAAGCGCCAAGCCAAGGAAACCGACGACGCGTTCGCGAAGTTCACGCGCGATGGGAAGCAGCAGTGGGCCGTGGATCGCGGGCTCTGGGCCATCCAGGTCGTGTCCGATAAGCGCAACCAGCTCTGTGACATGGTTCAGCATGGGGTGGTGCGGTCATGAGCCTCAACCTCGCAACAGGATCAGCGCGGGCGGCGGAAGAATCCGCTTCTCCGTTCGCTGGCCTATTGCGGCACGGTTATGGGGTGATCGTCGCGGATCCGCCGTGGCATTTCAAAACGTGGTCGGACACCAGACAGAAGCGATCGGCTGCCTCCCACTACGACCTGATGACCATCGACGGCATCAAGGCGCTGCCTCTCGGCGAAGTAGCTGCGGAGGATTGTGCGCTGTTCTTATGGGCCACCAATCCGATGCTGCCGCAGGCCATGGCTGTGATGGAGGCTTGGGGCTTCCGCTACAAGACGGTCGCCTTTACGTGGGCTAAGACAACGACGAAGACCGACAGGTCGTGGGCGCCCAAGTGGCATATAGGCCTCGGGTATTGGACCCGGTCGAACACCGAAATCTGCTTGCTCGGCACAAAGGGCGAGCCCAAGCGCGTCTCCAAGGCGGTGCGCCAGCTCCTGATCGCCCCGCGCCGAGAGCATTCCCGCAAACCGGATGAGTTTTACGCCAGCGTAGAGGCGCTTGTGCCTGGGCCGTATCTCGAGCTGTTCGCGCGTCAGGCGCGGCCGGGATGGGCGGCATGGGGCAATGAAACCACCAAGTTCAATGAGGCTGCAGAATGAAACTCCCCACCGACGCCGAAACCATCAAGCGCCTGAAGCAGCAGAATAGGCTCCTGCAGAAACGGCTCGATGCCGAAGTCTTAGCAAGAGACCGGCTGGAAGAAGAACTCAGGGTTATCAGAAACGCAGAACATGCCAGGGCTTCAAGGGCGTCTTATGGAACGGGAGTGGGGGTCAGAAATGGCCACGGTTAAGACCCTGCCGCCCCAAAACCAGGCGAAGCCCAAGCAGCCATGGCGTAGGCCAGGCGCCCATTGCTCCAACTGCGTATCGGCGAAGCCCTTCCGCAAGCGGGTATCTCTACTTGGTCTTGTTCTTTGGTGTCTGCATCACGAGGACCACAGGCTGGCGCTCTCGTGCTGCGAGGCGTGGGTAAGGAGGAAGTGATGGCGGTCGTCCAGATGTTTCACAGGGAACATTTCAAACCTGAAACAGACATCACGGAAATGACGTGCAGCCGATGCAACCGATCTCGTGCGCTGGTTCTCTTCCTCACGCCGAAGAAAACCTACTCCACAGTCTGCCAAGCATGCCGGACTCCGGAGGAGAGCAAGGACGAGGCATTCATCCGGAAGGACTGCTTCTGGAGGAACCAGAGGATCGTGCCTCTGAGGGAGAAGATCGGTCGATGACCCGCGTCCCCTTTACGGGCCCCCCGAACCGCCGATCGAGCTACGCAGGGAACGCGGCTGCCCGACCGGCGGTAACGGTGAGCGCCCAATGGGGGAACGGGGGATCTTGGGCTGCTCACGATGGAGAGTGTGGCCTGCCGAGGCCGCGAGGAACAGGGTCGGAAAATACCTAGCGGACAGGAGGGGAGCATGTGGTGCGTGAAAGCGGAGGCCCACGACGGCCAAGTCTACACGTTGGGCATCTTTCCGAACAGGCGGACAGCCGAGAGCTACAAGATCGTGGCTAAGAGGTGGCGGCGGTTCTGGGTGGAGCCGACGCCGGCCAACAATCAGACGGAGAGCGCTCGGCCGTGAGGTACTTGTCAGTCTGTTCAGGTATCGAAGCTGCCACCGCAGCTTGGCATCCGCTGGGCTGGACGCCCGTTGCGTTCGCCGAGATCGAGCCGTTCCCAAGTGCCGTGCTCAAGCACCATTACCCGCATGTGCCCAATCTGGGCGACTTCACCAAGATAGAGGCTTCGGATGTCGGCCCAATTGACCTTCTTGTCGGAGGAACCCCCTGCCAATCCTTCTCGGTCGCCGGCAAGCGCCTCGGAATGGATGACCCGCGTGGCAACTTGGCCCTTGAATTTTGTGCGCTTGCTCGCCGACTTCAGCCCCGCTTCTTGGTCTGGGAAAACGTCCCTGGGGTACATTCCTCCTGGTCCGGTGCGCCGGAGTGTGACGACATCGAAGGGGACGAAGACAGTGACTTCGGGGCATTCCTCGACGCCTTGGAGGAGTGCGGGTATTCGGCATGCTGGCGAGTCCTGGACGCTCAATATGTCCGAGTGGACTCACACGCTCGTGCCGTCCCACAGCGACGGGAGCGTGTCTTCGTTGTCGGATATCTTGGAGACTGGCGACCACCTGCGGCCGTACTACTTGAGCCCGAGGGCCTGCGCGGGGATTCTCCGCCGCGCCGCCAAGCGCGACAAGACATTGCCGGCAGCCTTGGAGCGGGCTCTAAGCGCAGTGGCGGGCGAGTTGGCCGACGAGAAGCCGCAGCCAATCATCTGATCGCCGGGACGCTCAATGGGAACGGCAAGGCTGCCGGCAGCGCTACGCAGCAAGACGCCGAAACCGGCATGCTGGTGCCATTGAATAGTCTGGGGGGGGCAAGCCACTCCCTGACGGCGCGTCACAGTCGGACGGGTCGCTACGATCCGAATGGCGAGACGTTCGTGGGCTTCTCCTGCAAGGACCACGGCGCGGACGCGCAGGAGGACTACACCCCGACACTAAGAGCGATGGGCCACAGCAGGAGCCACGCGAATGCGGGCGGCCAACTGGCGGTAGCCCACACGCTCAAGGGAGGTGGCTTCGATGCGTCGGAGGACGGCACGGGGCGCGGCACGCCGCTGGTCCCAACCGTCTACTCGATCATGCCTCAGAACAGCGGCAAGGACTACAAGGCGCGGCCCGTCGATGTCGCGCAACCAGTGATGGCGGGTGGGCCTGTAGGCGGCAACCAAGGCGGCGACTTCGTGATGCAGCCACTCGCCTTCGACACCACGCAAATCACCTCCAAGGCGAACCGTTGCCAGCCGGAAGCGGGTGGCCCGTGCCACCCGCTTCCGGCACACGGCCACGCGCCGGCGCTAGCCTTCCATGCCCGACAAGACCCAGACAGCGGAGAGGTCACGCATCCGCTGGATACCGATGGATTCTCCATCGGTATCCAGCAAGCCTGTGCCGTCCGCAGGCTCACGCCCAGAGAGTGCGAGCGCCTCATGGGATACGAGGACGACTTCACGCTGATCACCTATCGCGGCAAGCCAGCCGCAGACGGCCCTCGCTATCGAGCGCTCGGCAACAGCATGTGCGTGAACGTCATGGCCTGGATCGGCCAGCGCATTGCTCTGTTCGAAACAATCGCCGCCCGCGCTGAGGGTCTAAATCCGGCAGCCACAACCACCGAGGTCTCACGCCCATGAAGAAACCCCTCAAGTACGCCTTCGGCATCGTCATGCTTGTGTTGCTGGCGATCGTCTTCGCGAGCGAAAGCCGAAGCCAGGAGTATCATTGCCGCTACGTGCAGCGCACCTATCCATCCTGGGATAGCTGGACGGGGCAGGTCGTTACCCGCTGGCGTTACGTCCGCAAGTGCCACCGCAACCACGCATACTACCTACCGGAGGATGACCGCAGGACGCGGGTCTATTCCTACGTGCGGCGGGATGACGACGACCGCAGGGCAGGCCGCGAAGACCGCGGCAAGTGCGCTCGAGACGAGGAGTCCCACCGTCCCGTCTGGATCGATGTCCTATCCACCGAACACCAGAGCGAGGAGAGCGCTCGCGAAGCCGCACGTAAGGCATGGATGGCGCGCTCTCAGTGGGAAGTCGGCGGCGCCTACATGAACCTGGACGAGGCCGAGGGCGTCCGCTGGCGCTGCGGCCCAAGCAATGCTCACGACACGGCCTCCGGCAGGATCTCGGAAGCCGTCGGCACTGTGACTGGCAAGGGCGGCCAGAATGTCAGGTGCGCTCTGTCCGCGCGGCCGTGCAAAGGCCCGAGGGAAAGCGATAGGGGGCGGCGATGAGCGTGTTCATTGACATGGTCTTCGGCAGCCGATCCGGGAAGAAGACGAAGCTCGGCAAGGGCTACCGCTTAGACAAGAACGGAAAGCTCGTGAAGATCGCGCCGAACGCATCGGCGAAAGCGAAGTGGCAGGGTTCGAAGCGCGTGCGCGTAGCTCGGCGGGGGACGCCAAAATGATCGAGTGGATCATGATTTTGCAGATCGCCTTAACCGGCCAAGTTGTCCCAATCGACGTTACATCTAAGCAGGAATGCTTGGACGCCAAGGCCAGGGTAGAGGCTGGCGAGAAGATGACACTTACGCTCAAGAGCGGCATTGGCGGCGTTCTGGTGCCGGTAGAGAAGGTATTGGCGTGCGTGTCGAAGAATGGGGATGGTGGAGGGGTGTCCTGACCGACAACGTCATCCCCTTCACCGGCGGCACCTTTGCGCCTGTTGATCCAGACGCAGTCCTCGAAGGCCAGAAGGGCAAGCTCAAGGACGTGTTCGTCATCGGCTACGACCAGAACGGCTATCTCATCTGTGCATCAAGCTCGGGGTATCTACCTGATCTGCTTTGGTTGCTGGAGCGGGCTCGTCGGCAAGTGAATAGGCAGGCTGATCTATGAAAAACGATGACTACTCATGAAAAACGATGACCATGCCTACGCCGTCGCCATATCGGGCATGACGTGGCGTAAATTCGAGGTTTTGACGACATGAGAAGCGAAGTCAACGACGGCACCGCCGTAGAATCCCGGCGCTCCATTGTGTCCGAGGTCCCTCTCGACGGGCGAGGGAAGCAGGACGGGGAGCCGCGGGAGCGTGCGCTTACCCTGGTCGAGAAGCTCTATCAGGCTGGCATCCTTTCTTACGACGAGTGGGTAGCCGGCGGCCAGCTCAGGACCATGTTCTTTTTGGTCGAGGCGCCATCCGAGGGCGTCTCGAGCTACGGCCAGTCTACTGGGCGCGCGGACCCCACCCGCAAGGGCGACCGCAAGGCGAAGCGCCTCACCGGCATCGAGGTGGCAATAAACGGCGACATTCACCGGGGCCAATCCAGGAACAACCGCGCCGACGTGTGGAAGTACCGGGACGCCATGTTCGCGATGTGCGGGGTTGCCAACGAGGACGGCGACAAGGTGCTCGACGCCCAGGCCGCCAAGATCATGCTCCGGAGCGTCGTCGACAGCGAATACATGCCCACCCAGACCGAAATCGGCAGGGCTCGGGCCACCTACATCAAGGACGACGGCAATAAGCCGAGCAAACAGGTGACGGCGATCGGGGCCTTCTTCGTGAAGGAGCACCTCCGGAGGCTGGCTATGCACATGGGGATGGTGAAGGGGGAGGCTGTGAAGTGACACGCGCACGAAAGCCGCTGACCCATGATTATTTGGTTTCAGACGTGTTGTACGACGCGGTAGCAGGTGAATTTTACCGCCGCGCGACTGGCAAGATGTTGGGAACGCCAGACAAGTATGGCTACACCGTAGTGTGGTGCGGCGACAAGGCACACTTTGCTCATCGGCTAGCGTGGTTCTATGTCTACGGCGCATGGCCAGAGGGGCACGTGCATCATAAAAACGGTATCAAGACGGATAATTCCATAGTTAATTTGGAGGACCTCGACAGCGCAGAGCATCTATTGCACCACCCATCGACCGTTGAGCGCCGGAAGCGGAAGTGGAAGCCTAAATTCACACTCCTCAAGACGCCTAGCGTATTGATGCGGATACTCGCTGTGATGGGATTTGAGCTTGGGCGTTGGTCGGGCACATCCAAGAGGCCGTACCAAATAGTATCGACCAGCACCAAGGAGCCAGTCGCTCGGCGCATGACTTTGGATGAGGTGGATGCTTGGGTGCAGGCGGAGCAAGAGCGACGGTGCGCATCAGATGTGTCACTACCATCAAGCATGGTTCGGCTTGCTGTCAAAGGCGGGCGCTCACTGAGAGAGCGGAAGGGGATCATTTATTCGCGCGTAGAATCTGCGGGCAACTGGGCATCCCGTAAGTAGGCGCCCTAGATCACGGAAATGTGATCGAAACCCAGTTGACATTGCCTGGTGCACGTGGTAAGGGCCTTAGACATTATCCTAGGATACCTATCTGAGATCAGGGCTCGCCGCGGCGGGCCTTCTCCATTTTCGGCCTCCCCCGCCACCCATCACGATCCCATTTGGCCATCTCCGGTTGGCCAACCGTAGCACCGAGGTATCCCCTCGGCGCATGCCCACCTTGGGCGTTTTCCTCCCTCAGACTTGGGCTCCAGGCCCGAAACTTGGAGCCCTCTTTTGTCCCTTTGCCAGTGCCCAGAGTTTTCCGTCTCGCCAAGCGCCAACGACCGCACACCCATGATCATGAGCACGCGGGTTTCACGGCCAAAGCAGACGGAAATCCTCTCGAGAGCCCAGATGAGCAAGCCCACCGCCCTGACCGACTCCGACCTCGACGAGCAGGATCTCCGGCTCACCAAGGGCTGGGTGATCAGGTACGACGTCATGCGGGCGCTCGTTGCCATGGCACGGGAGCGGAACGCCTACGTTCGGGCGTCTGAGGATGAGAGGATCAAGCGGGCGATCCAGGGAGCCATGGCGTGACCCGCGTCGTCATCGCCACCTTCGCAATGATGGTCGCCTTGATGACGTTGGCGCACCGCGCAAGGGCTCACTCCTGGTACGATCCAGAGTGCTGTTCTGGTATGGACTGCGCCGTGGTCGAGAAGGTCGAGGTGGTGCCCACCTCTGCGATCGCCAGCATGCTAGTCCCGCCAGCCCAGGCCTCACCCCCGTCCATCATGTTCGTGACGACCAAGCACGGGACGGCCCAGGTTCCCCACAACATGCAGTTCCGGGAATCCAAGGACAGCAACATGCACGCCTGCATCATCAAAGGCAGGCTGATCTGTCTCTACATGCCACCGGGGATGTAGCCCATGGCCAAAGCCATCACCGTCAAGCAACTCCGCGCCGAGTGCAAAGCCAGAAGGCTCAAGGGCTATTCGAAGATGCGGCGGAAGGAGCTGCTCGAGCTGTTGGCGCGTCTGGCGCCCGACTTCCACCCTAACTGACGGCCGGACTGACGAAGTACACGCACGTCCGGCCGTTGATCAGCAAGGGGGGCTCCACTGGGGGACAGTGGGTTCGCTGATGTTCTCTCTCTACCCCACAACTGCGGCACAACAATGACAATCGACCGCCGCGCCCAGAAGCGCATCCAAAACCGCCTCGCCAAGCACGGCATCACCTGGCTCCGCTGGGAACAGAACGACCCGCAGCTCATCACCATGAGAGCGATCGTCGAGACCAGGTGCTCGCAGCGCTTCGCCAAGGCAGTCGTCTACCCACTCAACTGGCTCAAGAACGCAGGACCGCGGGTGATCGCCGACAGCATCCTCTGCGAGTTCGCGCGCCACAATGCAAAGACAATGCAATCGCAATGCCAGTCCTAACGAACGCCAAGCATGAGCGCTTCGCGCAGGAAATTGTTAAGTGCTCCAGCAGCCGCGATGCCTACAAAGCCGCAGGCTACAACAGTAAAAGCGATGCTGTAGCCGATGCAGCCGCCTCCCGACTGTTAAGCGATGTTAAGATTCAGGGGCGCATCGCAGAGCTTCAGGGCAGGGCCGCAGAGAAGGTCGCCCTGAACCGATCCTGGGTGCTCGAGCGGCTGATGCGCAACGCCCGTATCACCATGGGCGAGGAGAAGGTCAAGATCACCGTCAAGCCCAAGGACTCGACGGAGACCATTGATCTGGACATCACAATGCGGGATGCCGGCGCAGCCAACCGAGCACTCGAGCTCCTCGGCAAGACCGAAGAGGCTGCGGTGTTCATCGACCGCGTCGAGCATACCGGCAAGGACGGCGCTCCCCTGATGCCCGAGCCCTCCAACCGCGACATCGCCCGAGCGATCGCGGACATCCTGCGCACAGCCAAGGTCGAAGAAGCTGGAGAGTGAATGCCTCTCGATCCCATCAAAGGTGAAACCTTCGACGGCCTGAATACGGGTCCTCACATCACCATACCGCCGAGGCTGCTGGCGAACCTCTCGAACCTACAGACTGAGTACACCCTGAAGTCCAGGTTCATCGCTAAGAGCGCGAAGAAGCGCACTCGCGCCGTCTTCGACGATGCGGTCGCCAATGCAATCGAGGCGTTCGCCGAGAATGGCGCCCTTCGCCCCATCCGCTTCGATGAGGACGACGTCGTCGTCCAGGTCTATCCCAGCGACTTCAAGGTTGCGGTCATCTTCCAGCGCTCGATCGCCGGGACCGTCCACTACTCCACCAGCTTCTACGATCTGCCGCCGGCCGCCCTTGCCTGTCTGCTTGATGCAGCCGGGAAGAGAGCGCCAGCGACGCACTGAGGTTTCTGCAACGATGGCAATGAATGAACAGGAGCTGCTGGCGGCGCTCGAGCGCACGCGCTTTTGGGCGTCTGACACGCAGGACCCTCGCCTGGCCGCCATGTATGAGCGCACCGCACAGAAGATTGAGGAAGAGCTTGCCAGGGTAGAGGCGGCAGCCAAGCAGCAGGTGGCGCTCAGTCAGAGCCGGGAGCTGCAGGTTGCGCAGCCGAGTCCCGCTGCGCCTGCGGTGGCCGCCGCACCCGCCACGTTCTCGCTCGAGTTCAAGGGGTTGCCGGAGGCCATCGCCGCGGTGCAGGGACTGCAGGCCACGCTGGCCGGTATCGCCGCAGCGATCAGCAGTCGTGATCTGGCCGATCTTACCGCCGCAGTCAACGCCAAGGATAAGGATGCCGGGGCTGGAAAGATCGAGGATCTCCTCGCAGTGGTGAGGGAGTTTGCGACGTCACTGGTCCCGGCGACGGTTGCGGGTGAGGTCAAGGAGTTCGCGTCCGCGTTTGTCCCGGACACCGTCGCGGAGGCTGTGCAGCCACTGCAGGTCGCCGTTGACCAATTCACGCAGGATGTCGCTGCCAACTGTGAGCAGGCTAACGCCAACGCCGAGCAGGCTTCTGCCCGCATTGCAAAGGTTGCGGCCGACGTCGAGCGTATCGCCGCCGAACAGCGCGCCCCGCGTAGCATCGTGACCGATAAGTCTGGCCGCGCCGTCGGTGTCAAGACCGGCAAGGGCGTGCGCAAGATCATCAGGGATGAGTCTGGTCGGCCCGTGGGTCTCGAGGGCGAGGCTAGCTAATGGCTCTGTCTATTACACACTCCTACGTGTCGGCTGTCCCAGATGCCGGTGACGCATCGCTCGTCCAGCCCTCCGACTGGAACGACACGCACGACATTTCTGGGCTTGCCGCGGGTATCGAGGATTTCCTCGCAACGCCTTCCAGCGCGAACCTCAAGACCGCCGTCACGGATGAGACGGGGTCTGGTGCCCTAGTATTTGCCAACACGCCGACGCTTGTGACACCTGTACTGGGTGCTGCGACCGGCACGTCAGTCGTTCTCTCTGGCAAGCTCGAAGCCGCATCGATCGAGCTCGGCCATGCCTCGGCTAATACCCTGACGGCGTCGGGCGGAACGCTCTCGATTGAGGGCGTGGCAGTCCTGACCGCGAACACGGGCCAGCCTCTTGATAGCGATCTGACAAGCTGGGCAGGCGTAACGCGGGCCAGCGGGTTCGATACATTCGCAGCGACGCCATCTAGCGCCAACCTAATATCGCTCGTCTCGGACGAGACTGGCACGGGTGCGCTAGTGTTTGCGAACACGCCCACATTAGTCACGCCGGTCCTCGGCGCGGCAACCGGCACGTCCGTAGTGCTGAGTGGAAAGCTTGAGGCAGCGACGATCGAGCTTGGCCACGCCTCCGCGAACACGCTTTCCGCATCTAGCGGCGTGCTGTCGATAGAGGGCACCGTCCTAATCAAGGGTGGCACGCACACGATCTGGATACCTGCGGGCGCCATGATGGCCGCAGCGACCAGCGGCGCTGCCACGGCTTCGCTGGACAGCGGCAGCGAGGACATCAACTATAAGGTCTTCGATTTCGACGCGAGCGCAGACGAGTACGTGCATTTCTCCGTCGCCATGCCCAAGGGCTGGGACGAAGGGACGGTTACCTTCCAGGTGTGGTGGTCATCGACGGCGACCGACACTGACGGCGTGGCGTGGGCGCTGCAGGGCATAGCCCTCTCAGATAACGAGGCCGTCAACACCGCCTTCGGCACGCCTGTTGTTGTCACCGATGATGCGCAGAGCGCAGCCGGTGAGGTTTACGTTACAGCAGCAAGCGGCGCCGTGACGATCGGCGGATCTCCAGCAGAGGGTGATATTGTCTTCTTCCGGCTACTCCGAGACGTTTCGGACGCCAACGACGATATGTCCGAAGACGCCCGCCTGATCGGCATCAAGCTCTTCTACACCGTAGCCGCTGCGAACGACGCCTAGAGGACCAATGGCACGCTACGCTAGAGTCAACGCGCAGAACGCAATCGAAGAGTTTCGCAACTTCGATGCGCCGCCCGATCCAAATCCGGTGAAGGGCTGGCGGTGGTTGCTGGCGCCTACCGTTGCTGCGCCTTCGTATGACCCGATGACCCATAGGCGAGTTGGTCCGACCCATACCGTAGGCGCCAACTCCATCACCCAATCTTGGGAGGTTATCGCGCTAACCGCGCAGGAGATCAGCGACAAGAAGGACGCAGCAGTCAGCGGAATGGAAAGCGGTATTGGATACAACCCCGTGTATAAGGCGCTGTTCAATCTTAACAACCGGGTGCGGGTGTTGGAAGGCCAGAGCACGATGACGGCAGCGCAGTTCAAGGCCGCGATCAAGGCGATCCTCTGATGCTGCTGACAACGCAGTTGATCGGATTTGGAGCGAGCAGCGGCGAGGCGGCGGCATTCGACCCGCTGACCCTGTCTCCTTACGTCTGGCTGCAGTTCAACGACATATCGACCCTGTTCACGGATAGTGCAGGCATGACGCCCGTAACAGCGGACGGCGACAAGATCGGTAAGGCATCAGACAAATCGGGGAATGCGCGGCATTTCACGCAAGCCGACAACGATCGGCGTGCCAGCTACGAGACAAACGTAATCAACGGTCTTGCAGCGGGGGAGTTCGGCCATTCCGTAGCCACCACAGCGAGTCTTGTCGGCCCAGACATAAGCTCCCTAACGGAGGGCGAAGCGTTTGTGGTCATTAAGGCCGAGGCGGACCCACCCGGAGACCCGCCGGGGAACGGACTTTGGCACCTCGGATCGGCTAGCAGCAGTTCCCACGTCCCTTATGCAGACGCCACGATTTATGATGCATTCGGCACCACCGCGCGAAAAACGACAGGAGACCCGGCGACGGCTCTAACCTCTTGGCGTCTTTATAACGCCGTTTCCGCTTCTGGCGAGTGGACAAGCTTTATCGATGGAACCCAGCACTACACGACAGGAACCAACACTGTAGGGTTCACGAACGCGCCACGGCTTGGCGGTTCATTTGACTCAGCGTCTTATTATTGGGTGGGGCAGATCGCGGAATTTATCCTGTTCAGTTCAAAGCTGAGCGGGACGGACAAGACCAACTTGGAGGCTTACTTCGCCAGCCGGTACGGCCTGACGATAGCCTAAAGGTGGGGCTGCCATTCGGTGCCGCGCTTGGGCGCTACGAACTCGCTGACCTCCGCCCCGTTTCGCTCAACAACCACAACAAACGGGTAGAAATGTATTGACCAGATCGCGAATTGCAACGGCGTGGCAGAGCACGCAATGCGGCGGTTTGGGTTTTCATAATCTGCCTGGAAACCCTGCATCGCGTTTAGCTTGTCGGTGATGCCGTGAGCGTAGCGGGAAAACTCGTTGCCCTCCATGTGTACGTCCTCGCAAAGGTAGACGCCACCTGGCCGCATGAGCGGCAGCAGTTCCTCGAAGCTTGCGATCTGCTGCTGGGGCTTGTGGCCGCCGTCGTCAATGACAACATCAAGGGCAAGCCCCTCTGTGCCTAGCCCGCGCCAAAATGACCTGTTCGCCTGATCGCCTATAAATACGCGCGTGTCCGCCGTCTCGTAGGCGCGACAGGCGGGCTCGATATCGACTCCATAAATATGGGCGCCCGCTCCGAAGTAGTCGCGCCACATATCCAGGCTGCCGCCGCTATAGACGCCAATCTCTAGAACGTGCGGCGAGCGCCCGCGGAACTTGGCAAAATATCGGTGGTAGATGTCGAAATAGTGTTGCCACTTCCAGATTCCGCGCCCCTCGGTGCGAGCCTCAAAGAACGAGCGCAGCGGGTTGGCTGGTAGTTCAGAAGCAGCAGGCGCTGGGAACGTCTCTCGCGTCCAATCAGGTAACGCTGGGGCAGCAGGTGTTGCCGCAGAGATGATAGAGCGAGCAAGCCGACGCGCTGGCGCAGGCACTAGTTGACGCAATCCCATAGCGATCCCTCTCGTTAAATCCCTGCCCACCTTACCCAACCGGAGTCACCGATACAACCATGGATCAACAAGACCCGAGAGCCCAAATCCAGAAGCTTAACGACATGATGCAAATGCTCTCCAACCAGCGCAACTCCGCACAGAATGAGTGCGTGCAGCTAGGGGCAGAGATCATCGCGCTACAGCGCGAGATTGCCGAGCTCAAGAAGGCCAAGGAAGAGACGGCAGTTCCGGCTCGCGCCACCAACGGCCACGACGCGGAAGCCCGCGCGTAAGCAACCTCCAGAAATCCTGGCTGAGCTAACAGAATGACAACAGCTTTTCAAAGCTCAGCCTTCCAAAACAATGCGTTTCAGATTGATGTTGCGGTCGCTGAGGCCCCAGCCCCAGCGCCAGCCTCATCAGCAGCCGGCGGCGCTACCGGCCCAGCATCAGGCCGTCGTAAGCGTCGCCCAGATCAACTAGCGCAGCCAAAGCGGGCGCGCTCCGAGCCCACGAAGCCGAAGAAGCTCGTCGCAGAGCGACAGCACCCGCCACAGCCAGAAGTAGACGCGTTCTACCTGCGCGATCTCGAAGCCAAGGCGCGCGCACGAGAAGAGGCGGCAAAGGAAGCCGCAGATCCAAGCCGCAAGGGCGTCGTCATCGCCCTCAGCGATGCCAGGCGTTCCGCGCTTGCCACTATCAAGGATGCGCAGGCCGCAGAGCTGAAGCGCCAGGCCGATATCAATGCCGCGCTTGAGGCCGAGGCTCTCGCCAAGGCGCAACAAGAAGAAGACGACCTGATCGCAATTCTACTGCTGGCGGCGTAGGCCGGCAGCGCTGAGGAACAAGCCATGACCATGCATCGCTACATCTTCAATGTGTCCACAGATACGGGCACATCCGCGCTACAATCCGGCGATACCGGCAAGTCGGTTTTCGGCCAAGTTGTGCAATTGCGCTGGAACCCGACATCGGTGGATACAGGTGGCGATTTGTACGTCGCGCTACTCCCCAAGGACGGCGACACCGGGGACGGCTTCACTATCTACTCCAAGAACGACTGCCTCGGCAGCAACTTCACGCGGTTCCTTGGATATCCCTCGTCACACATCGACGGCTTCGACACCGGCCGCGGTGGCGCAGCCCACCCATACGCTGCCGGTGAGCGCCTCCGTATCAAGATTCTCCCCGGTCAGAGTGAGTGCCGCGGCAGGCTCTACGTCTACGTGAAGGAGTGAGACGTGGGCCGCCTGATCCGCTCGGTGCTCATTCACTCCATCCTCTTGCGACCTGCGGGCCGACCGCCAACCGGCGGCGCCGTCGGCAACTCGGTCCTGCGTGAGGACGGCACGTTTGTCCTGCGCGAGGACAGCTCGCAGATCTTGAGGGAATAGCTCGTGGCCGACACGAAAGTCAGCGCCGAGACGCTCGTCAGTGCGCTTGCCGCCAACCACAGATTCTACGTGGTCTGCGATACCGGCGCCGCGCCAGACTCTAACGCCGCGCGAGCATCCCAGGTCAAGACTTACGTGGGCATTGGCACCGCGACCAATGATGATGCCGCGGCGGGTGCGATTGGAGAGACCCAGGTTGCAACGGGGTCAGCCGTTGCTCTGACCACGACGACGCCAGCCAACGTGTGCTCAATCTCGCTGACTGCTGGAGATTGGGACGTTTCGGCCGTGGCCGGTTTCACCGGAGCTGGTGCCACCGTAACCAGTAATATCACGCTATCGCACAGCACCACGAGCGCAACCCAAGACGGGACTGTCGGCAAGCAGAACACATTTCGCTTCAACGGCGGCTCCGGCTTTACCGACGTCAACCATGGCGTCTCTCTTTCGCCGTACAGGTATTCTCTCGCCGCCACGACGACCGTCTATCTGGTGGCAACCGCCGTGTTCTCGACATCCACCTACGCTGTCAGCGGTCGGCTTTATGCCCGAAGGATGCGCTAGCCCATGATCCCCCACTACGGCAAGCGTGAGGCAGGGCTGCTTACCGCAGCAAGTCCGGGGGATACCCTCTATTTCCCGTTCGCCTCCTACAACGACTCCGGCGACTCCGAGGTGCTGAGCGGTCTGGCCGTCACCGATATCGAAGTTCTGAAAAACGGCCTCCCGACCGTGCGCGCCACGGACTCCGGCTATTCGCTGATCTCCGACACCGGCATGGTGGGTGATCGTGGCGGCCTTTACCGCTGCTCGATCCAGCTCTTCAACACCGCCGACGACGCCTCCTTCTATGCATCGGGGTCCTGGTATCAGGCGTTCGTGGACGCCGTCACCATCGATGGCAGGACAGTTCGGTTTTGGCTCGGATCGTGGGAGATCGGGCGCCAACGCGTCGATGTGCGCGCGCTGATCGGCGACACCGGCGCCGCCAACTGGCTGCAGCAGACGTATGCGGCGGGCTTCGCTGACACTGGCGTGAACCAGCGCCTCGGGCAAATACAGTCCGACGTGGACACGGGGCTGAGAACCCACGTCAACGACCTCGACACGGGCCTCCACGACACCATCGCCGATTTGGATACTGGCTTGCGCGACCATGTCGACAACACCGATACTGGCCTGCGTCGGTTCCTAGACAATATGGACACCGGCATCAAGGACCGCTTCAACGATCTCGCCGAGGATACGGGTGGAGTAAATATCAACTCGATCCAGGGTGATACTGGCGCGGCCGGCTGGCTCAAGGCCATCTTTGCCAACGGTTTCAACGATACCGGCATCAACGAGCGCCTCGCCCGCATCCAGTCGGATGTCGATACTGGGCTGCGCGTTCATATCGACGACAGCGATACTGGCATCAAGGATGTCATTGCGGATCTCGACACCGGTCTGCGAGACTACATCGACAATGCGGATACCGGGCTGCGCGCCATCCTCCAGACGACCGGCGTCAACGTCACAAAGATCGTGGGCGACACTGGTGCCGCCAACTGGCTCAAGACCGTCTACACCTCCGGCTTCACCGACACCGGCCTCGAAGAGCGCCTGACCACTATTGAGACCCAGACCAACAAGCTCACCTTCGACACCGGCAACGAGCTGCACGCCGACATCCGCAAGGTCAATAACGTCACCGTTCAGGGCGCGGGCTCCAATGGCAACGAGTGGAGGCCTGAGTAATGGCCACCACCATCAGCAAGCGAGTGCCGTCGGGGGCGTCCGCTAGCAACACGCCCCGTGTCTCGATGGGCAGCCACAACGCCTCCTACGATTGCTGGGGCGGCTCATGGGGCAGTTCGTGGCTCCTTGCTTGGCACAACTTCCTTTCCGCCTCTGAGCTATCTGGCAACATCACCCAGCGTGTGACGAGCACGCAGGTGACGGCCAACAATACCAAACGGGTGACGCTCTGACCCTGACGCGCGCCGAGCTCGAAGCTATCGCGTCCGAGCCCTACGAGGCCCGCGGCATCCCGCATTCCGAGATGGCCCTTATCATCGGCACATGCCGCAAGCTGGGCGTCGAGGTGTTCATCGAGTCCGGACGCGCGCGCGGGCAGTCCACCTACATGCTGGCGAAGTACCTGCCGGACGTGCGTATCCACTCCATCGACGCGCGTCCCGGCCATCCCGACGAGGCCTTCGCCCAGTCGCGCCTCAAGGGCTTTGCCAACGTCTCGCTCTACCACGGAGACGGAGCGGTGGCCTTGCCGGCCCTGGCCAAGCAGAGCGCACCGAAGCGCGCTGCGATCCTCTGCGATGGTCCCAAGGGCCTCTTTGCAGTGGCCGTCATCGAGAAGTGCTTCGGCAACAAGCACGTCGTAGCTGGCTTCGCGCACGACATGAGGCCTATCGATCACGGGGTGCCCTCGCCCTACCGCGCTGCGGCTGAGGTTGTGTTCCCCGGCGCCAAGTTCAGCGACGATCCCGAATACGTCGCCGCCACGTCCTGGATGGACGCCAAGGTGGTGGCAGCCAATGGCCCGGTTGGCCCCAAGCAGCAAGCAGAGTTCGGCAGTTACGGGCCGACAGTGGGTGTGTTCATCAAAGCCTGAAGCCTACCGGCCTCCGCGGCCCCAGCAATAAGCAACTCAGCAAAACCTCGGAACATGCCCCATGCTCTCGCCAACCCAGCGAGCGCTGATCGAGCCATTGCGCCACGGCGAACCCGTGTCGCTCAGCCGTCTCATCAGTCTGCTCTATTCCGCCCGCTATGACGGCGGACCTGACGACGCCGCCAACGCTGTGCGCCAGATCGTATTCAAGGCCCGGCGCAAGCTCGCCGAGCACAGCATCCAGATCCGCACTGTCGGCACCGGCCGCGGTTCGCATGGCTGGATGGTGGAGCCCGATCACCGGGACGCGCTGTCGGCGCTGCTCGAAAATCGGTAACGGAAGAGAGATGCAAGCTGGCGTACTTCAGGGCAGGCACAAGACCCTGGAGACTCCGCTATGACAATGAGCGTCTTAAAAGGCCTGCACCGCAGGGCACTCGGTCTCAGTAAGGACGGCGAGACGATGTCGCGAGCTGGCTTCGTTGCCGGCGGCGAAGACAAGCCGGTTATCGTATTCCCTGGCCCCGACACGGTCGCCATATTCGACGACTTTCTCGGCGATCTGGTTGGAGATGAGTGGATCGCTGGATCCTCGGATACCGGCCAAGCTACCGGCACTGGCGTTCTGGCTACTTCGGCGGTATCGGCGACCAACGGCATCTACCGCATGACGTCGTCGGCATCATCGACCCAGACGCCAGCCGGCGGCGCACAGAGCATCAACACACCACCAAACTGGAAGGCGAACCAAGGTCAGGCGCTCAATAAGCCCTTGCGCTTCGGAGCCCGCGTCAAGATCGCCGACCTCGCCAAGAACAACGTCTTTGTCGGTCTGACAGACACCGGCGGCGCTGAGATAGCGGTGTACGACACAGGTGGCGGCATCCTTACCCCGGCTGCTGACTATGTCGGTTTCCTCAAGGGTGGCGGCGCTGCGGCCGGAACGACCGCCCTGACTTGGCGTCTGGTGACTGGCAAGGCCGGCGTCGACCAGGTCGCTACTACCGGCATCACCCCAACCACTAACGTCTACGACGTGCTTGAGGTCGAGGTGAGCCCAGACGGCAACGTGGCAACAGGCTTCATCAACGGGAAGTACGCGGCGCAGATCATCAGCGCGGCTACCACTCCCACTGTCGCCCTGGCTGGCGGCGTGTGGCGGGCCAACACGGAAGCCGCCGCCGATGCAGTCGATGTTGACTGGATGGCCATTTCCGCCCCTCGAGACACAGGATTGTAAGAATGCTCGATGCGGTCGTCACCGACCTAGAAGAAGATGCCGGCGCCCCAGCGGCGCCGGCAGCGTCTCGGACCAAGCTCAAGGGCATCGCGATCCTTGGCTCGCATCCGGCGACCGTTGAGGCTGCCCCATTCGCGGACGAGGGCTGGCTGATCTATTCGTGCTCTCCGCATAATGTAGAGCGGCGCAAACTCCCGCGCGTCGACCAGTGGTTCGAGGTGCATGACGTCATTGAGGACGAGACGAGGGCATTCGGCTATCTCAAAGCTATCTCAGAGATGCCGTTCGTGTGGATGCGCGACCAGCGTGCTCTCAAGTCTGGCCATTTTCCCGGCGCTCGGCAGTATCCCGAGAAGGATCTCAAGGGCACGTCGACCGTCCAAAAGGTCAAGGTTCCCCAGCCCAACGGCAGCGTCGAGGTTCGCCAGGTCGAGGTGCCCAACGGAGACGGTCTCTTCTGCCCCTACATGTTCACGTCATCGATCGCCTACATGTTGGCGAAGGCCATCGTCGACTGCAAAGAGCAGGACGTCCCACAGATCGGCATCTGGGGCGTGATGCAGGCGAGCGAGACCGAGTACACGTATCAGCGTCCCGGCATCCAGTATTTCCTGCATCAGGCGTCCAAGCACTACGGCATTAAGGTGTTGGCCAACCGCGAGTCGTGCCTGTTCGACATGCCGACCTGGAAGTGGTGATGCGGGTCGCTGTCGTCGGTGGCGGTCTCTTTGGCTGTACGGCTGCAATCTACGCTGCTCGCGCCGGCCATGACGTGCATCTGTTTGAGGCGAAGCCGGAGCTGATGTGCGGTGCCACGGCCGGCACCTACTCACGATTGCATCGCGGATACCACTACCCGCGGTCAGCCGCGACCGGCAGAGAAAGCCGCCGGGCTGAGAAGAGCTTCCGCGCTGAGTACGGCGCAGCGGTGATCGACAGTGGTGACCAAATCTATGTGGTGCCATCGAGGCGCAGCCACGTAACGGTCGACCAGTTCCGAGACTTCCTCGACAACGAGGGCTTGCCGTTCTCCGAGGATGGCGGCGTGTTCCAGGTGACGGAGCCCCGCATCAACCTCGCCGTCCTGCAGACGATGGTGCGGCAGAAGGTGCAGGCGGCGGGTGTCCAAGTCTACCTGAATACATGTGTACACGAGTATGACAGGTTCGACCGGGTCGTCGTCGCCACCTACGCGACGCTGAACCAAGTCCTGGGCGATCTCGGCATGCCGTCGCAGGAGTACAAGTTCCAGGTGGTCGAGCGGCCCGTCGTCCAACTACCCGAGGCGTTCCGCAACACCTCCATCGTCGTCGTCGATGGCCCCTTCGGCTGCATCGATCCGCTCGACGAAACCAAGTTCCACGTTCTCGGCCACGTCACTAAGACGATCCACTGGGAGAACACGGGGACCAAGGCATTCGTTCCTGAGCGTCTTGAGCCGCTCATCGATGCGGGGCTGATCAATCCTTTCAGCGGGCCGACGAACGTGTGGGAGGTTGTGCATCACCTCGCAAGATACGTTCCTGGCGTAGGCGATGCAGTGTATCAAGGGTCTAGCTTCGTGGTTCGCGCCGTGCTGGCGCACCAGGAGGCAACAGACCGGCGCCCCACATTGGTAACGCGCCACAACGAGCGGGTGATCTCGGTGTTCTCCGGCAAGCTCGGAACCGCAGTGCGAGCCGCCCAAGAGGTGCTCGAGGCAATCGAAGCCCGCGAGATGATTGCCGCCTAATGCTCGCCGTCACCGGGTTCCACTCAAAGATCGTTGATGAGCTGAGGAAGCTGCTGCCAGGGGGCGAGGAGATCGTCCCCTTCGATCGCCTGATTGATCCAAAAGTGTGGTGCGATCGGTATTTGTTTTGTGCCGGCGTCCTACGACCGAAGCGCCTTGAGGAGCAGAGCCTCGACGAGCGTGACGAGAGCTGGCATGTGAACCTCATCCGCCCGATGCTTCTGTGCGATGAAATTCTGGCCCGCAATAGCCGAGCCCGCATCGTTGTGATGGGCTCGGAGTCCGGCTTCTCCTGGTCCTTCGACGGCACCTACGCGGCGGCCAAGGCGGCGCTGCATCGCTATGTCGAGACCAAGAAGCTGAAGCCTGATCAGCAACTCGTGTGCGTGGCGCCTAGTATCATCGAAGATTGCGGCATGACCATGCGCCGCGAGGATACCGAGAACCTTGAGCGCCGTAGAAAAGCCCACCCAAAGCAGCGGTTTCTCAAGGCTGTTGAGATCGCCAAACTGATCCATTTCCTTCTTTACGTGGATCAGGGATACATCTCAAACACAGTGATTCGGGTTAACGGCGGGGGAAACTAAGTGCTCGCAGTGGTGAGCTTTTTCTGGGTTGACAAGTCCCGCGCCAATCAGCGCACGGCGCGGCCCTGGCGCGATCCGAAAACTGGTGAGACGCACATGCTCACCATCAACCCGGATGAGGTGCGCATCTGGGACCGCATGGTGGCGCGCAATCTCTCTATCCCACACCGCAGAGTCTGCGTGACCCATCGCCCGGACTGGATCGACTTCATGGAGACGGTGCCGCTGGACATGGCAAAGCATGTGCCCGGCACGTGCCTCGTGAAACTGCAGGCGCACAAGCCCGGCGGTGTCGCCAAGGAAGGCGATAACGTCGTGTTGATGGATGTCGACTGCGTGGTGACGGGAAACCTTGATCCGCTGTTCACGTCGGCAACCCCCGGCATCACGAGCTGGTGGTGGAAAAACCCGAACTATGAGCGGGGCGGCAAGCGCGGGTTCATTCAGGGGTCGCTGCAATATTTTACGGTCGGCGCCACCGAGTTCCTATGGCGCGACTTCGACCCACGATCGACGATGTCATGGCTCAATCGCCGCTTCGGTGGCGCCGAGCAATGCTGGATATCTGAGCGCATGAACGCGGAATATCCCGCGCCCGGCTGGCAATGGAACGTCGCGCATTGGACTGAGGCCGATGGCGTCTACGGAGCCGGCCGCCTCTTCAACGGCAAGATGGGTGCAGGCGTGCAGACCGAGTTGCCCGCCAATGCACGGATCGTCTTCTTTCCTGGCAACCGCAGTGCGATGCAGCCTGATACGCAAGCCCAACATCCATGGATCAAGGAGTTTCTTAGCCAGCCATGATGGAATATCTGCCTCCCGTCCAGCAGCGCCCAATGTCGCCTCAAGGCAACATTAACCCGCCTAATGGTGCCTCAAAGTACCACGGCGACATCGCCGAGGGCTACGACGCCAAGCGCGTCAAGGACGCCAAATGGGTTGTCGAGCAGGCCGTCATCGAGCGCATGCTTTCCGAACTGCCGGCAGGCTCTACCATCCTTGACTGTCCCGTCGGCACTGGCCGCTTCCTCGACGTTTACAAGTCCAAGGGGTTTCAGTTCGTTGGCGCCGATCTCTCCGGCGACATGCTGATCCAGTCGGCCCTCAAGCTGCTCCCTCAGCCAGAGGTCGAGCGCTGGGTGGCGGCATGTAACGAGAAGGAAACCGTGCTACCGCTGCGCATCGGCAACAACGCGTTGGTCAACGGCGACGTCCGTAAGATCGGGCTGCCGGACAAGGCGGTAGACGCCGCAGTTATGTGTCGGCTTACTCGGTGGCTGAGTCCAGAGGACAATCAGGTCGCTATGCGCGAGCTGATGCGCGTCACGAAGGGTCGGATCATCTGGACGGCGCGCGTTGCCAATCACCCGCATGCGCGCACCGTCGAGCTGTTCGAGGCCGCGCTGAAGCCTGGCGGTTGGAAGATCGCTCGGAACGAGGCGGGCTACATCACAGACTATCGGATCCTCGAGGCCCGTCCGGCATGAGCGATCTGCGTGACTTCCTGAACTGGTTCGACGGCTTCGCCGAGAACATCGAGAAGACGCCGACGGCCAAGCAGTGGGCAAAGATCAAGGAGCGCGTGGGCGCGCTGCAGTTGCAGAAGGTGGAGCCAGAGACGCAGGTGACGCGTCATAATGGCCCCAGCACCCTGGTTACGGTGCGGGCTCCCAAGCCACGCAAGCCTCACCCTACCGCCTTCAAGTTCATCATCGACAATCAAGGTGTGGTCCGCCGCGGCAATGGCGAGCCCGTCCTGCCCAGCGACGTGACCGACATCATCCACGACTACCGCGACGGCGAGGCCGATCTGCGATCGATCATCTGGGCCGATGGCTCGACTGGCCTCAACGGCCAGGATCTCACGATCGTTGCTGCATGATAACCATTGCGACCTACTGGTGGAGCCCGGACGCGGGCAGCAAGTTCGACGTCCCCTACCGCACCGACGACGTCCGCCGCCTGCAGCGCATGGTGGCGAGGCACTGCACCGTACCGCACCAGTTCGCTGTTATCACAGACCAGCCCGCTCTGTTTGCGGGCGACCGCAATATCTGCGCCATCCCCATCGACAAGACCACCCACGTTCCCGGCACCTGTTTCACCCGCTTGATGACATTCCACCCGCGAGGCCGGGAGTTGATCGGCGAGCGCATCCTGCAGCTCGATCTCGACACCGTCATCGTCGGCAACATCGATCACCTCGTCACGCGCGAGGAGCCGGTGGTGCTCTGGCGCAACCCGACGCGGTTTCCCTGGGCCGACATGGATGCAGAGGGCCTGAAGGCCCACGTCGAGCAGAGCTTCCCCGGCATGGCCCATCTTCTCGGCAGCGTCGACTGGCGCCAGAAGAGCATCGCCTACGTGGGCGGAGAGGGTAACGTCTTCGTCGTCAACCAGCTTCGCACCTACTACAACACGTCGGTGGTATTCCACCATTGTGGCACCATGCCGGAAATCTGGGAGCGCTTCGATCCCAAGCGCCCCCCGGCCAAAGATGACCAGTGGCATCTGTCCAACATCTTCGGCATGAACTGCCCCTACTTCGATGGCGAGCGGGATGGCGTCTACCGGCGGGCACGAGCCGACACGCCTAACTCCGGCATTGACGGCGACAAGAAGAACGCCTGCGTGCTCACGTTTCCGGGGAGCCACGGCAAGATGGACGACGCGTTCATCGCCCGGAACCCCTGGATCAAGGAGCACCTTGAGTGAACTGGCGCGACGCGCTCAACGCTGCCGTCAAGGATGTGCCGTCCCTTCCGCGCGTCCGCTTCGACGTAGGCTGGAATGACGCATCAGACAACTGGATACTTCGCAAGCACGTCAACGGTGCCGTGCATGAGCCGGCAACCATCGCTGCGTTCCTTGCCGTTTCCCGCGCTCGACCTGTGTCCGCTGTCTACGACGTCGGCGCTTTGTTCGGATACTTCTCGCTCGTCGCCCAGCAACTGTTCATGGGATCCAAGGTCGTCGCCTTCGAGATGCATGGCGGTGTGATCACGCCACTCATGCGTAATGTCCCAAACCTATTCTGCGTTCACGCTGCGGCCTCTGACGAGACGCGCCTCAAGGTCAAGTGCTGGGTATCCGGGTTCAACCTCTACGAGGAGCCCGAAGGCGGCTGGGATCGCCTCGCCGATATTCCCGGCGCCATGAAGGAGCGCGGCGAGGGCAACCGAGGCCGGTTCTTCCGCGAGATCGACTTCGTTACCATCGACGACTGCATCGCCGAGTACGGCTTGCCCGCTCCCGACCTCATCAAGATCGATGTGGAGGGCTACCAGGCCAAGGCGCTCCGCGGCGCCATGGGCACGATACGCGCGCGCAAGCCGATCATCATCATCGAACTGCACGATCCAGAGAAGATCGCCCGCTTCGGCACGACCAACAAGGACACGGTGCAGCCCTTGTTCGATCTGGGCTATCACGCATTCTGGTGCGGCAACTTCCGCGACAAGGATGCCAGCTTCGAGGCCGTCTCGGAGATGCGCCCCGAGCACGAACGTCTGTCAATCATGGTGTTCGTGCCATGAGGTGGGTGGACGTAGCCGGACCGCCAGGCTGTGGCAAGAGCACGCTCTGCTACGCCGTCTGGGGCGACAAGTCCGTAGGCTGGGACGGCAAGCATCAGCCAGCCTACTGGAAGCCTTTTCTCGACGAGATCAACAGCCTGATGCATCTGGTGAAGGATCACCCGAGCATCGATGCCGTGCTCCGAATGAACGACCGCTCCATCAAGAAGATGGCGACGGTCGAGCGCATGGACGCGCAGGCAGACAAGTTTCCGGTGTTCGTGCAGACCGGCTTGGTTCAGCGCATTCTCGGCTTCGGCTGGCGCCTCCAAGAGATGGGCCGTGACATCAACCTAATCCGTCCAGCGCTGTGGCGGATGCCAGTGTCTGTTGGCGTGGCCTTCCTGGAGGCGTCAGCCGAAACCATCCTGGCTCGCAACCGCGCCCGTGAGAAGGTCGCAGCTACCGCGCACGAGAACAGGTCGCTTCAGGTGCCGCTGATGCTGCCGTCGATAGCCTTGGCAAAAGAGGTGCTGATTGAGCGCTCAATCCCAGTGGTTACAATCAATGTGGAGCGCCAGTCCATCGACGAAGCCAGGGCCGAACTGCTTGCTTTTGCCGACCGTCCAGCTTGTGACGCCGCGAAGATGGGACTTGGCCGTTAAGGCCCGATACTTCAAGCATCTCATCGACGGCCAAGACCCAGACGCCGGCCGCGTCTATCGTTGGCACATCGAGGCGCGCAAGGCCGCCAACGCAAAAGTCCGCATCGGCATGGACGGCAAGAATGGGACAGATCAGTACGTCGCCGACTGCCGTCAGTTGTTGCTTTCCATGCGACGACTGGGGTTCCGGCCAGAGCATGCCGCGCCGATCGATTTACAGGGTGAGCTTCTAGGCGGCGCTCATCGCGTCGCTTGCGCACTGGCGCTCGGCATCGAAGACACGCCCGTCATCCGCAAGAACAGCCTGGCCTGGGCTCCGCCGTGGGGCGAGGCGTGGTTCATCGAGAACCGCTGCGCTCCCGAAGACCTGAACCACATACGACAGGATTTCCAATCCCTGCATGACAGTCACCGTTGCCGATCTCCAAGCGATCGAGCGCCTGATAGGGGGGCTGTCCCCCAAGGATAAGAAGGCCCTTGTAGAACTGCCGGCCGTCAAGAAGCGGCTGGCAAAATGGCAGCCAAATCCAGGACCGCAGACAGAGGCCTACTACTGCGAAGCCGACGAGTTGCTCTTCGGTGGCTCCGCTGGCGGCGGTAAGACGGACGAGCTTCTCGGCCTCGCCATCAACGAGCACAAGCGCTCGCTGATCCTTCGCCGCATCAACCAGGATGCCGCCGGCCTGGCCGACAGGTTCCTCGAAATACTCGGCTCCGACGATGGCTTCTCCCGCCATCCCCCGACATGGCGCGGGCCGAACGGTAAACTGGTCGAGATGAGGGGCTGCGAGTTCGAGAAAGACAAGCAGCGGTTCAAGGGAAGGCCGCACGACTTCATCGGCTACGACGAGCTCGCCGACTTCCTCGAGAGCCAGTACACGTTCATCAACACATGGAACCGCTCGACGGAGCCCGGCCAGCGTTGCCGCATCGTCGGGGCGACCAATGGCCCGACGACCGCGGAAGGCATGTGGATCGTCAAACGGTGGGCCGCGTGGCTTGATCCAAATCACCCCAAGCCCGCCAAGGATGGCGAGTTGCGATGGTATCTCACCATCGAGGGCAAGGACATCGAGGTTGACGGGCCAGGCCCGCACGATGTCCGAGGCAAGATGGTTCGCGCTACGTCGCGCACCTTCATCCGTAGCCGCCTCGAGGACAACCCCGACCTCGCAGCTACCGACTACGGCGACCGTCTTGAGAGCCTGCCAGAGGAGCTGAGGCGGGTCTACAAAGAAGGCGATTTCACCGTCGGCATGCGGGACGACGAGTACCAGTGCATCCCGACGGCATGGATCGACGCTGCCCAGCAGCGCTGGAAGGACCGCCCGCCCGAAGGCTACGCCATGACCGCCATGGCGGTCGACGTGGCGCCAGGTGGCGGCGACAAGCGCGTCATTGCCTGCCGATACGGCGGTTGGTTTCCGAAGCTCGACGTGGCTCAGGAGCGGGACAAGGACGGCCGGCTCACCGCTGCTGCCGTCGTCAAGATCCGGCGCGACAACTGCCCCGTCATCGTCGACCTCGGTGGCGGCTGGGGCGGCGATGCCGTCATCGCCCTCAAGGACAACGGCATCGATTGCGTCACCTACATGGGCCTCAACCCATCGTCGGCAACGACGAGAGACGGCAAGATCAGGTTCGTGAATCGCAGAGCCGAGTGCATCTGGAAACTGCGCGAGGCGCTCGACCCAGGCCAGGAAGGTGGCTCGGTCATCGCGCTTCCTGCCGACGACTCCGAACTCCGGGCCGATCTTGCATCGTTCCGATGGCTTCTGAAGCCCAACGGCATCCAGATCGAGGACAAGGAAAGCATCAAGAAACGCATCGGCCGCTCGCCCGACCGCGGTGAGGCCGTCGTCATGTGCCTCGTGCCTGGAGACCAGGCTGTAAGGCGGTCACTCACGCGACGGTCCCCACCCAAGGTGATCCTGGGCTACGCGAACGCAAAGCGGAAAACTCGCAACTACTGAGAGGCATCCATGGCCAACGTCGGCAAGACCATCAAGAAAGTGGCAAACAAGGTCGTCGAGACCGTGACGGCTCCGTTCAAGATGCCTGCGGCTCCAGAAGCGGCGCCTCCTCCACCGATGCCGACGCCCGAGGAGGCGCCCAGCTACAAACGGATGCCAGTCGCGACCGATCGCGAGACCTTGATGGCCGGGATGCGCACTCGCGCCAATGCTCTGCGCCGCAAGGGCCGGCAATCCACGATCCTGACCGATCGCGCCCGCGAGGTTGTCGGAAGCGGCTCGGAGAAGCTTGGCTGACGCGGCAACGTAGGAGTCTCCGCTATGGAGCAGCGCGCTCGCGACGTCATCAAGATCGGCAACAAGCTCTTTGAGAGCAAGCGCTCGGTCGACTCGCTGTGGCAGGAGATCGCCCTCAACTTCTATCCGAAGATGGCGAATTTCACCACCAAACGGGATGACGGAGAGGAGTATTCTGATCACCTGTTTTCCTCCTACCCGTCGATGGCGCGGCGCGAGCTCGGCAACATGCTCGCCGAGTTCCTGCGACCCGATAAGTGGTTCGCCATCCACGTCGAGGACGAGGATCTGGACGAGTCCGACTATGAGCGCGCGTACCTTGAGAAGTTAACGGAAATACAGTGGCGGGCGATGATGGACCCGGACGCCAATCTTATTGGCGCCATGGGCATGCACGACCACGACTTCGCGGCGTTCGGCAACGCCGTTGTCAAGTTCGGGCTCAACCTGGCCGGCGATGGTCTGCTGTTCCAGAACTACCATCTGCGCGACAACGTCTGGTCGGAGAACGCGGAAGGCAAGATCGACTGCAACCACCGCAATTGGAACCCGACCGCGCGCCAGCTCAAGCACAACTTCCCCAAGACGATCAGCGCAGAGGTTCAGCGGGCCTGCAAGGACGATCCCGAAAAGGAGTTCGCCTGCCGCCACGTCGTGCTGCCGACCAGGCTCTACGAGTACAAGAGCAAGATGGGCAAGAAATTCCCGTTCGTGTCGCTGTACGTGGAATGCGAGTCCGAGACGGTGCTGGAGGAAGTCGGTCTCAGCTACTTCTGCTACGTCATCCCGAGGTGGCAGAGAGTGGCGGGCTCCGTGTTCGGCACGTCGATGGCGACCGATGTCATCCTGCCGGACGGCCGCACGCTTCAGGTCGTCATGCGCACGTTGCGCGAGGCTGGCGAGATGTACGTCAACCCGCCGATGCTCGCGGTGACCGAGGCTATCCGCGGGGACATTGCCCTATACCCCGGCGGCATCACCACAACGGACATGGAGTACGACGAGCGCCTTGGTGAGGTGCTTCGCCCGCTGACCAAGGACAAGTCAGGCTTTCCGATCGGCATTGAGCTTGCCGCCGCCCTCAAGGAAGACATCAGGAACGGCTTCTTCCTCGACAAGATACAGTTGCCCGAGACCAACAAGAACATGACGGCGACCGAGGTTCGGCGCCGCATCCAGGAGCACATCCGCGCTTCCGCCCCGATCGCTAAGCCAATCCAGCGCGAGTCCAATCACCCCTTGTGCGATGGCGTGTTCCAACTGCTGAGCGCGTACAATGTTTTCCCGCGCGACCAGATGCCGGACAGCCTTTCCGGTCGCGACATTAAGTTCAAGTTCCGCAGCCCGCTGGACGAACTCGCCGAGCAGAACGAGGCCGAACTGTATCTCGACAACCGCGATCGCATTCTGTTGCCGGCCGCGCAGGTCGATCCGTCCCTGATGGAGATCGTTGATCTGCATGCCGCCACCCGCGATGCACTCCGCGCCAACGGCTGGAAAGCCAAGTGGATGCGGCCCAAGGAGGCGGTCGAGGAGCGGCGCGCGGCCGATGCCGAGGCGGCAGAGCTTGAAGCCGCTGGCCAGGAATTGGCAGGCGGTGGCGCGATTGCCGAGCAAATCGGCAAGGGCGTCGGCGCCTTGGTGGACGCCAGCACGCAGAAGCCAGAGCGGATCAACGGGCGGGGGCAGTAAGGCGTGGCCAAGCGCGAAGTGTGGCATCCGGCTCTCTACGAGCGGGGAGACGTCAGTGCCATCCAGGCACTGTATCGGTACGCGCAGTTGGCAGAGGTGGCGTGGGACGTTGGGACGATGGGTTCGCCCCCGCCAGCGCCGTCAGAGTTCGAAGTCAAGCGCGCATTGGACTGGATCATCAACCAGGCGGCGCAGACCTACGACAATTCATTTGTCCCCGACGATCCCAATGGCCGCATGGCCGCCTTCATCGAGGGACGACGCAGCGTCGGCCAGCAGATCGTCAAGCTGATGAGGCTCTCGGGGAAGGTGCTCGAGGGCAGGGATAAGCAAGAGTAGCGGCACGTCACAATCCAGCAGGAACCAACGCGGCCTTTGCGCCGCGTTTTTTATTGCAACCAACCAGAGGAACCATGGCCGAAGAAAGCTTCACGGAAGGCGCTACGGATGACGCAGCGGTCTCGACTGCAGGTGAGGGGTCTGGCGCAGCGGATACGAAAGGCGCCGCAACTGCGGGAGCCGAAGCGGGCAAAGCAGCCGAAGCTCCACTCGCAGCCGGAGACGGCAAAGGAGCAGGCGCCCCCGCCGTGGCTGCGAAGGGCGCGACGCTTGCTGCCGGAGCTGACGTAGCGGCCGAGGATGCTGCCAAAGATGCAGACAAGGCCAAGGCTAGCGCCGCCTGGTACAACGAGCAGTGGCGCGAGAAGATCGCCGAGCACATCGCGGCCGGCGACAAGAAGGTCTTCGACAAGGAACTCAAGCGCCTCCAGCGCATCGCCGATCCTGCCGGCATCTACGGCATGTATCGCGAGCTCGAGGGCAAGTTCACTGGTGGTGGCCTCGTCAAGCTTCCCGGTAAGGACAGCAAGCCCGAGGACGTTGCAGCCTTCCACAAGGCGCTCGGTGTCCCTGAGAAGGTCGAGGACTACTTCAAGGATCTGCAGCTTGAGAACGGCGCGGTCATTGGCGCCGACGACAAGCAGTTTTTCGAGAAGTTTGCCGCGGACATGCACCAGGTTGGCATGACGCCGGAGCAGATGAAAAAGGCGGCTAGCTGGTACTACAAGGACCAGGAGGATCGGGCGGCGCAGCAGGATGAGGCCGACGACACCTTCCGGCGCGAAGCCGAGTCGAAACTGAAGGAAGAGCTTGGCCCGTCCTATAAGCGGGTGACCAGCGCCATCGCCTCGATTTTTGCCGCGGCGCCTGGCGGTAGCGATCCCAGCAACCCCAACTCTCTCTTCTCCCGGTTGCTCAGCGGGCGCACATCCGACGGCCGCGTCATCGGCAACGACCCCGACATGGTCCGCTTCCTCGCCTCCATGGTGCAGGAGATCAACCCGGAGATGTCGGTTGTTGAGCCTGGCAACCAGGGCGGCATGTCGATCGATGCGGAGCTTGCGCAGATCGACAAGTCGCGCCGTGAGAACCGCGCGGCCTACAACAAGGACTACAAGATGCAGGCGCGCGAGCGTGAATTGCTCGAAGCGCAGATGAAGATTCAGTCCCGGCAACGTGGCTGATGCGCGGCCAACCCGGCTTGCCGGCGCCGCGCCCTAGTAAACACGCGTCAAACCCCGACCGTTCGTGAAGCCCCTTAGAGTGTGAGTAGCGGCCCCATCAGGGCAACCCGCGAAAACAAGCAGAGGACAACCAGAACGCAACGGCATCCCCAACCGCTCAAGGAGATGCCAACATGGCTGAGAGCGCACCACAGGTACAATACCGCCGCGAGCTCGTGGCGGAGTTTGAGGAGGGCATGAGCTGGCTGCGCCAGACCACCGTCACTGAGGCGGTGATCAAGGGCAACACAGCGACCTTCCTGGTTGCAGGTTCCGGCGGCGCTTCCGCCGTGACCCGCGGTATCAACGGTCTGATTCCCGCTCGCGCGGACAGTCTGACCCAGACATCCGCAACGCTGGTTGAGTGGCACGATCTTGTTCGCAAGACGCGCTTCAACATCTTCCAGTCGCAGGGCGACCAGCGCGCCCTGATGCAGCAGACCACGCGTAAGGTTCTCAATCGTCGTCTCGACGCTGACGTCATCGCTCAGCTCGACACGGCGACCAACAACCTTGGTGGCGCTTCGACCTTCGCTCTGAGTGCTGCCGCGAAGGCAATCGTTACCCTCGGCGAGAATGAGGTTCCCGTCGAGGAAGTCGACAAGATGTGGGCTGTCGCGACCCCTGCGGTGCGCGGCTACATCATGCAGCTCCCCGAGGCAACGAAGATCGACTACGTCGATCAGAAATTCCTCACGGGTCCCGCGCGTCGGCTAATGCGTTGGGCCGGATTTAATTGGGTGTTCCACCCCAATTTGACCGGCGTCGGGACCTCCAGCGAGAAGTGCTACTTCTACCATCGCGATGCGATCGGTAGCGCATTTGACGCTGGCGAGGGTCTCAACACGGCTATCGGCTACGACGACGAGCAGGACTACTCGTATGCTCGCGCTTCGTCGTTCACCGGCGCCAAGATGTTGCAACAGTCCGGCATCGTGCAGTTCCTGCACGACGCGTCGGCTATCTAAGGAGGGCAACCACAATGGCTACCTACTCCAAAGATAAAATGAAGCTCATGAGTCAGGGCCTCACTGGCTTTAAGATCTGGAGCTACCACGACACCGGAACGGTGCTCGATGTGGCCGGATTTTTTGCCAATGCCGGCGACATGGGTGTGGACAGCGGTGACCTGATCATGAGTAGCGGTGGTGGCGTGACGAAGATCGTCAGGGCCGCTGCGTTTGCTCCCGGTTATGTGCAGGATACGGGCGCGACGCAGGGCACGACCGGCCCCGCTACCCTCATCGGCGATACCGGCTGATCCAGAGTATCAGAGAACTACGAGGGGCCGGCATCGCGCCGGCCCCTTTGCTTTGCAACCCCCAAGGAGATGTCATGGCAGTCGCCACCACTAAGCCTACCGTTGCTACGCCTGCAGGCACCGAGCTTGTCAAGCAGACCATGCGTCAGGTGCAGCCCAAGAAGGCCGCGCCGTCGAGTCTGCAGTCGCTCGGCCAGGATTTCGACATGCTGGCCCACAAGCCCGGCCCCGATGTCACGCTCGCGGATGTTCTCAAGCCCGTCTACTGGGCCAACGTCGCCAATCTGGTGGCCAAGGATGCCTTGAATACCCGTCGCGACAAGCTCGGCTCCCTGATCTACGTGCGCCCCGAGAGCGGCGCGTACAAAGCCATCCTCACCATCGAGGGCATCTCGCTCGACCAGTTCGGGCAGGCCAACGGCCTCAAGGTCGAGCCCTGGCTCCTCGACAACAAGGAATAACGCGCTGTGGCGACCAAACTCGGCATTTTCAATGCAACGCTCGACGAACTCGGGCATCGCCCCGTTACCGATACGGGCGAGCCAGTGGAGGCGGCGCGCGTGCTTTCGCGCCGCTACGACCGGGTGGTCGCCGATTGCCTCTCCGAGGCGAGTTGGAATTTCGCCATGGAGACCATCGAGGCGACGTCGGACACGGGCGTCACACCAGAGTTCGGCTACGGCGAGGTGTTCGCTAAGCCCTCAGATTGGGTGCGAACCATCAGCGTATCGATGGACGAGTATTTCTCCTACCCGCTCCTGCAATACTACGACGACGCCAACTTCTGGTCGGCGGACGTGAGCCCGCTCTACATCCGCTACGTCTCGAACGACACCGGGTTAGGTATGGACATGACCCGGTGGACGCCGGCGTTCACCCGCTATGTCGAGCTGGAACTGGCGCACCGCGCCTGGCGCATCAACAACGACAAGTCGCTGCGCGAGGAGATCGGCCAGATGCGTGATCGGGCGCGCAAGGCCGCGAAGAACCAGGACGCCATGAATGAAGCGGCAACCAAGTTCCCGCCGCCATCCTCATGGACGCGGTCGCGTTGGGGTGACGGCGGCGGGAACGATCGCGGCGGCCGCGGCAGCTTGACGGGATGACCTTATGACGAAAGCGAACGTCCCGTTCCTCAGCTTCAACCGCGGGCTGATTTCTCCGAAAGCCCTGGCGCGCGTCGATATCGATAAGTTGCGGCTTGCGGCTGAGGTGTTTACGAACTGGATTCCCAAAACAACGGGGGCCATGATCATCCGACCCGGCACGAAGTGGCTGGGAAGCTCCCTCAACGACACAGGCGCTGAGTTTTTGGAGTTCGTGGCCTCGACCGACGATGTGGCATTGCCGGAGATCACCCACAACAAGATGCGGGTGTGGCTCGGGACCGATCCGCACAATATCTCTCTGCTCGGTCGGCCAGCGGTCGACACCGTCGTTGCGATAGCCGATACGGGATGGTCGAATACATCGACCGGCGGCGCGTTTGCGACGTCCGCCTCCGATCTAATGCCGACCATGAATGGGTACACGACGTCTACCGCGGAAATAACCGCATCCTCCGATGATGCTGTGCAGGAGCGGCAAGCGTGGCGTGCTGCGGACGACGATAACGCCACTTATTGGCAGGACACAGGCAACAGCGAGGCGTCGACGCTGCCCACATGGTGGAACGTCGACTTCAGCTCCAACGGCGATACCGGCAACCGCAAAGCGGTCCGTTCCTATAGCATCCGTTCAACCGAGAACGCTGCTTTTGTGTTGTCCGCTCCCAAGAAATGGTCGCTGCTTTCCAGCAACTGGGACACCGGAACCTACGCGACCGATACGGGAAAGTGGACGCTCACGGATACGCAAGGCTCTGAGACTGGCTGGGCGGTCAACGAGAGGCGCACCTATCGGCTTCCCGATGCTGATACCGGCACGATCGACATCAAGCGGCACTGGCGGCTCTATTTTACTCAGATTGTCGGGGGTGCCGACGCCTCGCTCCGCATCTCTGAAATCGAAATGTTTGATGCCGCTACCGCGCAGCAGGTGAAGCTACAGGGCGGCAAGCGCGTCTTCAATGCCACCGCCACGGGTTCCCTGGCGCGGCTCGAGAGGACCGTGTTGGTGAGTGATACGGGGAGCGAGCACAGCCTTGCCATCTATGTCGAGCGTGGGCCGATCACTCTGCGAGTCGGATCAAGCCAGCGTGGTGACGACTACATCAATGAGACCGCGTTGGGAACAGGCTACCACAACTTAGCCTTCACGCCGCTAGGCAACTTCTACATCACGCTGCAGCACGATGGTCTGGTAGATCGCATCGTCTCCTCTATCGCCATCGGCGACAGCGGCACCGTCGAGCTCACCGCGCCGTGGGAGGCGGCTGATCTTGAGAACATCCGCTACGACCAGTCCGCCGATGTCGTCTATGTGGACTGCGCGGGTGTCCGGCCGCAGAAGATCGAGCGACGCGGCACTGGGCGGTCGTGGAGTGTCGTCGACTTCGCGCCTAACTTCGGGCCGTTCCTGCCCACTGCTTCATCGACAGCAAAATTGCAATTCGGGGCTTACATCGGCAACGCAACGCTCAACTCGGACATCCCGCTGTTTACGGCTGATCACGTCGGAGCATTGGTGCGGGCTTTTCACGGTGGTCAGGACGGCGTGTGGCGACTTGGCGATACCCAGGTCAGCACCGACGCCATTGAAGTAACCGGCTACAGCGATACTGGAGGCGGCGCAGACAGTGAGCGTCAGCTTGTGTTCACTGTCACCGGAACCTGGAGCGGATCCATTGTCATTGAGCGCTCTTTTAACGGGCCGGAGGAAGGGTATCACAGCGTCGATACAAACTTCGTTGCCGGAGGGCTTGGTGCTGAGGATACCGGCAGCTTCACGCGCACCATCAATGACCGGGATGACAACGTGGGGGTGTGGTATCGCGCACGCGTGAGCTCGCACACGAGCGGCGTGGCCGTCGTCAGCATAACCTACAAGGGTGGCGGCATTACCGGCGTTGCGCGCATCATCGGCTACAACTCCGCAACGGACGTAGATGTTGAGATTCTGTCGCGCTTCTCCGATACGGGGCCTACCGACAACTGGCAGGAGGGACACTGGTCGGCCCAGCAAGGATTCCCGACCTCAGTTGCATTGCACGGCGGTCGCCTCGCCCACGCCGAAGGCGGTCAGCTCTTCATGTCTGTGTCCGACGATTACGAGAACTACGACGATGGCACGGTGGGTGATGCTGGTCCCGTTGTGCGCGCGCTGGGCTCGGGTCCGGTCGATGCTATCCGCTTCCTAATCTCAAAGTTGCGGCTCCTGATCGGCACGGCTGGTGCGGAAATCGCGCTAACAACCTCCTCGCTCGATGAGCCGGTGACGCCGACCAACTGCAACGCTCGGTTGTTCTCCAGCAAGGGCAGCGCCAACGTGCGAGCGTTACACCTCGATACCAGGGCCATCCATGTGGGTCGGGCGGGTAACCGTATCTACATGATCGGCCCATCGGATGCAGCCTTTGGAGACTATGCCTCGTTTGATCTGACTCGGTTGGTGCCGAACCTGCTTGATGCCGGCGTTGTCTCGATCGCCGTGCAGCGCCATCCCGACACGCGCGTGCACTGCGTTCTTGCCGACGGCAAGGTCGCCATCCTCACCTACGAGCCAGAGGAGGAGGTGGTGTGCTGGTCGATGTGGGAGGGCGATACGGGCACAGGGGCGGCTGTGGAGAAAGTTGTCGTGCTGCCTGGAAGCGGCGAGGACGCCGTCTTCTACCACGTCCGACGCACCATCAACGGCACGACTAAGCGGCACCTCGAGAAGTGGTCGAAGGAGTCGGAATGCGTCGGCGACACCGGCCTGACCTGGATCATGGATTGCTCGAGGAGCTACACGGATACAGGGCGCTCCGCTGCGCTCACGGATATCGCCACGCATCTGGTGGGCGAGTCGGTGGTGGTCTGGAGTGACGACACGGGCTCGATCCCAGGTGTCGACAGATCATCCGATGTCAACGGCGTGCAGACGCGCTACACGGTCGATACAGGTGGCGACGTCACGCTCTCGACAGCCGTGCATCATGCCGTGGCTGGGCTGCCGTACCGCGCGCTCTGGAAGAGTGCCAAGCTTGCCTATGCGTCCGAGGCCGGCACCGGGCTTGCGCAGTTAAAGCGCGTGGACAAGATCGGGTTCGTGTTGTGGCAGACCCACAATAACGGGCTGTTCTTCGGCAACGATACCGGCAACCTCGACCCGCTCCCGCGCATCATCGACGAGGGCGCCGAAGTCGATGCGGACAAGATATTTGCGGCCGAAGAGCTGATCGCGATGCCGTTTCCAGGTTTGTGGAAGGCGGACAGCCGCATCGTGCTGCAGGGCAAATCGCCAAGACCGGCAACGGTTCTCGCTGCTATTCCCGGCGTCGACGTCAACGAGAAAGTCTAAAGGAGAAACGCTAGCCATGGGTATGTTCGAGACGCTTGGAAAGGTGTTCCAAGGTGGCGCGGGGTCGTCGATTGCTGGCGGAGGTTTCTCGCCGGGAGGCATCCTGCAATCGGCGTTCAAGCCGATGGGCATGATCGATCTCATCGGGGATAGGTTCAAGTCCGACCAGGAGAACGGGTCGATCCTCACGGCGGGCGGGGCTTACAGCGCCCTGAAGGGCAAAGACAAGAAGCCGCCGTCGATCCTCGGCATCGGGTTCTGAGGGAATAGCCATGGCTGGCCTTGGTGATACGATGGCCCTCTTAGCGCAGATGCAGCAGCGAGGACCGATAGAGGGTCTACCGGGTGACGAGGGCATCTTTAAAGCCCCGCCAGACCCATTCGTTCGCCGTGACCTGGACTTCCGACAAGATGGACCCTGATTGGATCTATGAGCGGGGAAGGGTGCGAGTCCCGGAGACCATTGTAGGCGGGAAGCGGATTAGATAATGGCGTCCCCGATTATTCGCGCGGCAACGCGCGAGGACATCGCGCAATTGGCTCGCAAGTATGGCGTCAACCCGACGATGCGCGCCATCGTCATAGATCTCGACGGCGAGGTGATCGGCGTCGGCGGCGTCTTTCGCTTCGATGCGCGGTGGTATGCGTTCGCCGAGCTTACCGACAAAGTGCGATCCCATCACAAGATGACGCTGATGCGTGCGGGCAAGCGCCTCCTCGCCATCGCGAAAGAGATGGGCATCCGCTTCATGTACGCGGATCCCGATGAGAAGCAGCCGCGCTCCGTAGAGTGGATGCTCAGCCTTGGTTTCGTTCCTAGCGCCGGCTCCTTCTATCGCTGGAGCGCGCAGGATACAGCGAGGAAGAACTAATGCTTCTTGCAAGAAGTTGGGCCGGCGGCGGGCAATGCTCGTTCGTGCCGCAGCCCTGCTACGACCCGATGACGATGCTGATGGTCGGGGCAACGGCCGCCGGTACGGGCCTATCCGCCTACGGCACCATAGCCGGCGGCAAGTCCGATCAGCAGGCCGCAGACTACCGGGCTCAGCAGCTCCGGCAGCAGGCCGAGCTGACGCGGCAGCAGGCTGATGAAACGCGCGCGGCGGGCAAGATGGAGCTCGCTGGTGCCCAGGTCGATGCGGCCGAACTCAAGCGACGCAAGGAGCTGGCGCTATCCACGCAGCAGGCCCGCGCCGCAGCTGGCGGCTTCACGGCGACCGATCCAACGGCGCTGGCTCTGGCAGACGAGGTCGAGCGCTACGGCACGCTGCAGGAGCGGATGGCCGTGTTCGGTGGCACGTATGCCAGGGCGCAGCGTAACGCGCAGGCGCGTGGGCAGGAGATGGATGCCGGCAATCTGGATACCCAGGCCGCTTACGAGAACTGGCAAGGCAAGGTCGCCAAGAAAGCCTCATATCTCAAGGCGGCGACGACCATCCTCGGCGGCGTCTCCGGCATCGCCGGCAAATTCAATCCGTCTGCGTCGTTCGCGAGCCAGGACGACTACAGGTACGGAAGCAAGAATCTGATCGACCGCAACCATAGGTTCGGCACGACCAGCACCTATCGATCATACGGGTGAGGCAGACATAGATGGCGAAATTGCCGACGCGGGAAGATCTCGGCGGCCTCCCCGCCGTTCGTCCCACTGCAGGGTTCTCGCCGCCACCGTTGCGGCCAGTCCGCGCCGATGGCTCAGCCATCGGGGAAGCGGCAGCTGGCATCGGCAAGCAAATCGCTCACGCAGGCGAAGTGCTCTATCAGCAGGACTTGGCCGCCAAGGAGTTCGAGGCCGAGCGCAAGTTCCAGGAGTTCAAGTACGGCGAGGAGCAGAGCCTCCAGGAGCAGATGCGCGCGGTCGAGCCGGGGCAGGCCGATGGCTTCGCTGATCGCTGGGCTGCCGGCTACAAGGAGCGGGCCAGGGGCCTGTTCGCTGGCCTGCCCGAGCAGGTCAAGCCCAAGTATGACCTGAAGCTCTTCGACACCGAGCGCTCGCTATTCCGCAATTCGGCGAACTTCGCCAGAGAAGAGCAGAAGCGCTACTCCCTCAACACGCTCGAGGACCACAAGAACCGCCTGTCCCTGTCCGATGATCTCGATCGATCCAAGGCGGACTACGACGAGCTTCTTGCAAAAAACCCGCACCTGACGCCTATCGAGAAGGACGAGGTCGGGCGCAAGCACAAGGATGATCTCGAGGAGCAGCACGCGGAGCGGCGCATTGGCCGCGGTGATGCAATCGGCATCATCAAGGACTTGGATGTGGATGCTCCCAATAGCGGGATCCGCGCTAGGCTGATGCAGCGGGAGTCCAGCGGGAAGCCAGACGCCCAGAACAAGCTGGGCTACACGGGCCTGTATCAGTTCGGTGCTCCACGGCTTGCCGATCTCGGCATTTACACGCCAGGCGAAGGCGAGAAGGTCGACAGCAAGGAGCGGGGCGGCTGGTCCGGCAACAAGTGGTCCGGCACCTTCAACATCCCCGGCTTCCCCGAGGTCAAGACGATCGAGGACTTCAAGTCCAATCCCGATGCGCAGAATGCCGCCTTCGGCCGGCACATGGAGTTGACCGACGCAGAGATCGAGAAGCACGGCCTCTCCAAGTACATCGGCCAGAAGGTCGGCGGCGTCGACATCACCGAGGACGGCTTGCGGGCTATGATCCATCTGGGTGGTGCTGGTGGGGCCAAGAAGGCGCTGGAGTCCGGCGGCAAGGTCAACCCGGCCGACGACAACGGAACCAGCGTGCTCGAGTACGCCAAGCTCGGGGTTCCGGGCAAAGGTGAGGGTGAGACCAGAGTTGCGGACGCTGGCGCGCGGCTCCCCAAGTACGCCAACCTCACCCCAAAGCGCCGCCAGGCGCTGCTCTACAAGGCGCGGCAGTCCCTCTCCTACGACATGCAGGATCAAATCAAGTCTGATCGGCAGATGGCGTTGGAGACGGGCGAGGTGCCCAAGGGCGAGGATGGGCTCACCACCCTGCAGCGCGCCGCACGCTACGGCATCCTCAACGACAACCAGCTCCGCCGCGCTGAAATCCAGATCGACAATGCGCGCCTGACGCATGGCGCGGTCACGCCGCTCAGCAACATGACGGAGGCCGATGCAATTTCGCATATCGGCACGTTTGCTACAGATGCGAAGGCAAACGGCGCCAACGCGGCGTCGATCGCAGCGGCAGAGCGCGCGGCCCAGACCGCCCAATCCAAGATCAAGGATCTGCGCAACAGCGATCCGGTCGCTGCTATCTCCGGCGGCAAGCTTCCGGGGTCCGCTCCGCAGATGCGGCCGACGGAGGACGGGCAGGTCATCGTCGAGACCGGCACCGACAACGATCTACGCTTCCGCCCCGCCCATGAGGTGAACGAGGCGTGGGCATTGATCAAGGCCGCCAACGAGCAGCAGCAGAACCCAAGCAAGCTGTTCACCGCCATCAGGACCGATCCTCTCAAGGCACGGGAGATCATGATAGAGGCTAGGCTGCAGGCGCAGGCTAGGCTGATGCCGGGGGAGGACTACAAGTATCGCATCCTCAGCCGGGATGAGGCCGAGAAGCTTCTGGCCATGCCGAAGGACGTTGATCCGCAGGGGCCTGACTTCGTCAAGTACGTCAAGGCTGCCGCAGACAGGGCCGAGCAAGTCTACGGTCCCGCCTACGCCAAGCGGGCGCTGCATGAAGCCATCGCCTTCAAGTTCAAGAAGACCGATGAGATCACCGCAGCCGACGGCATTGCCGGCAGGGTAATCGGCCAGCTGACGACAGGCTTCGATCTCACGCCGACCGGCATCCACCAGATGCGCCGAGACATCGAGCGTCTCCGCAACATGGAAGAGGTTGATCGCGTTGGCAGGGCATTCAACGGCAGCGGTGGCTACCAGGGCGAGGTATCCGGGTTGACGTTCGGAATGGAGCGCTCGCCGCTTTCGATCGTGTCGCCGAAGGCTTCCTTTGGTGCAGACGGAAGCGTGATTTCACGCGGGCCGTCCGCAAACACCGACACCCTGACCGGCATCACAGGCTACGCCGAAGAGGGTGCGCGGAGAGGTGCAGGCGTGGTCCCGGATAAGACCAAGGCGGGACCGATGCCAGAAGACCTCGAGTGGGCAGCGCAGAACCCAAAAGCGCGCCAGAGGGCTTTTGACGAGCGTTTCGGCGATGGCGCCTTCGCCCGCGAGATGAAGAAGCGCCAGAACAAGCAGTGATCACTTCTGGCTTGTGAAGTGGGCGATCCACATCCAGACGACCATCGCCATCACGGCAGCGAAGCCACCGTATTTCGCTGCATCGGCGCCGAGCACGCCAGAGCCGAGAATGTGCACGGCGGCCAATAGACCGACCAGTGGCAGCACGTACACCAGCAAGATCCTTTGCATGGCCTGAAAGGCTACTATGGCTGACCGCGAAGATCAACTCGACCCGCAGATCACCGAAGTCGATGAGACCCCGCCGTGGGCGGCGAGAGACACAGAACAGGCGGCTCCTCCACCCGAGGAGCCGCCTGTTGGCGTTTCTGAGACGGCAAGGCAGCTCGAGAGCGAGGGCTTCTTTGACCGCATGGCATTCAAGAAGTCGATCGACGACGCTGCGGCGCGCTCCGAGGCTGTCGCCAAGTCGGCCGGGTCGCAGGGCATTCTCGGCGAGAGCTTCGGCCTTCTGACGCCAGGAGAGTCGCGGGCATGGCTGAAGGAAGCGCGCACGGAGTTCGACGCCAAGGAGCAGCGCTGGGCGGAGTTCCGCTCCGGTCCCATTGAGCGTGGCCGGGCCAACGTCGAGGGTATGTTCGGCGACAAGTTCGCCGAGGCAACCAAGCCGACGCTGGAGGGTGCCGACGCCGACGTCGCCAAGCAGCGCGCAAAGCGCGGCCGTGAACTCTCCGAGATGGAGGCTGGAACCCGCGCGCCAGCGATGAAGACGCCGCTGCGGTCTGCAGTCGAGAACGTGCCCCAGGGCGCAATCGATCTCGCCGGCAGCATCGTCAAGGGCGTCGGCATCGGGGCCGGGTTCGCAGGCCGCGAGCTCGGCATGGACATCGCCCCCGACGACAACACCACCTATTCGCTGGGCAAGTGGATCGAAGCCAAGGGCAAGGAGCTATTCCCTGGTGACATAGCTCGGCAGGAGGAGTTCACCCAGAAGCTGGCCCATGGCGCGGGCTCCATGATCGGGTTCTATGGCCCCGCTATCGCCGGCAAGCTGATTGGCGCCTCCGACAAGGCACTGATCGGCATCACCATGGCGACGGGCTCGCTGGCCGAAGGCTCGGAGACATACGAGCAGGCGCTCCAATCGGCCAAGGCTGGTCGCGATGTAAGCGAGGGTGCCAAGGCACTGGCGTTCATGGGCGGCCTAATTCTCGGCACGTGGGAAGCCCTGCCCATCGCACATATGTTCAACCGTCGCATGGGCCTTGCCCGCGGCATGGCTATCCAGGGCCTTGAGGAAGGCCTGCAGGAAGGCGGCCAGACGCTCGGCGAGAACGTCATTGCCCAGACGCTGCATGATCCAGAGCGCCCGCTCACGCAAGGCGTGGGCGAGAGCATGGCGATCGGCAGCATTCTCGGCACCTTCATGCAGGGTGCGCAATACGCGGCATCCAAGCAGGCGAGGGTGCAGGCGAGGCCGCAGCCAGCGCCGGCGGCTACTCCTACGCCAGCCGTAGAGCCCCCGGCTGAGCCGGAGAAGCCCAAGCAGGAAACCCCTGCCAATGCTTACGACGTCAAGCAGTTCTACGACGGGACCGAGGAGCCCAGCGCGGCCCTTGGCATCGCGGCGATGGCGGTGCGGAAGACGCCAGAGACGCCCGAGGATGAGCAACCATCCCTCGCCGACGAGATCGCCGCGGCCCAGCCGCAGCTCGAGCCCTGGCAGCAGAAGCTCTCCGAGACGCTGGTCGAGATCGCCAAGCAGACGGAGGCCAACCGTCCCGCGCTTGAACAGGATGTGGAAGCCAACCTGCCAACGTATACATCCGCCATCAAGGACGTGTACGCTGGGCACGGGTTGCCCTACGCCCTTGCGGACGATGCCGTTCGCAGCGTCGCCATCAACATGGCGCAAGGCCTAACCGCAGAGGAGGCGCTGAAGCGCTATGCCGCAGAAGGCTACGAGCAAGAAAGGGCGCCCCGCGCCCAAGGCGCGGGAACCAGCCCAACCTCTGCTGACGCCCGAGGAGCACGCCAAGGCAGCCCAGCAGCTCCGGGAGTGGGCAGCCTCGGAGACCGACTCCAAAGCAGCGCAGCGGCTCTACAGTCTGGCGGACCTAAACGAGGCGTTCAGCAAGCCGACGTCTCCGACTACGAGCAACACTACCAGCGGGCTCTGAGGGCGAGCTTCCGGGCGATCGTCGCTTCCAGGCGACCCGCCAACGAATGGGGCAAGTTCCTCAAGCTCAAACCGGACGAACTGAAGGCGCTGGTAGATGAGGCTGTGCGGGATGGACTGCTCAGGATCGACCGCAATGGCGTGATCCGGCGCACCAAGCTCGCCAAGGTCGCGCCCAAGGAAACGCCGATCCGCCCCGGCGAAGACATCGCCAACACCCCGCCAGATATCCGAGCGCGCGACGCCATCGCCAAGCGTGAGGAAGAGACCGGCAAGCAAATCGCACCCGACGTTCGCCGTTGGGCGCAGAACATCGAAGAGACTATCGGCCGGCCGGCGTTTGCCGAACAGATGTCGCTCATGCGGGAGGCGGCCCGCACGGGCGAGCTATCCCTGGCCGACATGCTCGACCTGACCGCCATGGTCGGGCTGCGGGATATCATTGTCGCTGGCAAAAACATCCAACTGTCCAAGATGACGAAGGCTGGGGCGCTTCTGGCCATCCAGCGCAAGCACGACATGCGGGTGCAGGAGCGGCAGGCTGCCATTGCCGCCGCCAAGTTCGAGTTCGATACCGGCATCAAGGCCATGGCGGTCAAGCGCCCTGGTCTGCCCGATGAGCGCGTGCGGCGCGGGATCGAGCGCAGCCGCATGGCTGACACTCTCCGCCAACTGGCGACGGACGCCGGGGCAGCCCTCGGCGACGAAGCGGCGTTCCCGGCGGTGTTGCGGCGTTTGAAGGCCGCCGCAAAGAAGATGTCCAAGGCGGACGCCCTTGAACTTGCCAGACTTGTTGGCTATCAACCAAAATCGCGCACCACTAAGGCGCAGGCGCTCCAGTCGATTACGCTGCGCCATCAGGACATTGTAGAAAGCCGCGCACAGGCGCAAGCTATCGCCGAGGCTCAGGAGGCCGCCAATGCCGAGCGCCAAGCACTTCTCCAGTCTCAGGGAGCAGTACCTGAAGGAGAGCTTCCCGAAGGCGTATCAGAAACTGCAGGCGTCGGGGGAACTGGCGGAGCACCTGGAGCAGGTGGGCCAGGAGGCGGACGAGATGTGGCACGACCTGGAAGCCCAGATGTCGACGGCCAAGGATCTCCCGGAGAACTATCTGGAGAGGGTGCAGGAACTCGAGACGATACCCGAGAAGGTGCGCGAGATGGTGACGCGGGAACTGATCTACGTTCCGCCCGCCCAGTCGTAGACACTGCGGCAGTCCGCGCCCAAGTCGAGGCCGACGCCGCCCGCGCCGAGCAGGCCCGCGCCGATCGCGTCGCCAACAACTACACCATCACCGACGCCGACGAGATCGGCAAGGGCGGCCCCAAGGCCAAGGTGCGCGCCAATCTGGCGGCCATCCGAACGCTGCGCCAGATCGAGGAAGAGAAGCGCCCGGCAACAGCCGGGGAGAAGAAAGTCCTCGTCAAGTACGTGGGCTGGGGCGCCTTCGCTCAGGACGTGTTCGCCACCCACAAGCCTGAATGGGCCAAAGAGCGGGCAGAGTTGCAGAACCTTCTCAGCCCCGAGGAATACAAGTCCGCCCGCGCCTCCACCCTCAATGCCCATTTCACCTCGCCCGAGGTCATCAAGGGCATGTGGTCGGCGCTGGAATGGCTTGGCTTCAAGGGCGGCCGCGCCATCGAGCCGGCAGCCGGCATCGGCCACTTCATCGGCCTGCAGCCAGAGAACATGCGCGCGGATACCAACTGGACCGCGGTAGAGCTCGACAAGATATCCGGCGGCATCACCAAGGCGCTCTATGGCGCCTCCGATGTGCGCGTGGGCGGGTTTGAGGAACAGGTTTGGCCCGACAACTACTTCGACCTGGCCGTCTCCAACGTGCCGTTCGGTGACTTCAAGATCGAGGATACCGAGCGCAAGGGTTACCTGATCCATGACTACTTCTTCGTCAAGGCGCTCGCCAAGGTGCGCCCCGGCGGCATCGTTGCGTTCATCACGTCTGCCGGCACGCTCGACAAGCAGGGCGGCGCGGCGCGGCGCGCCATGGACAAGCAGGGCACGTTCCTGGGCGCCATCCGCCTTCCCGGTGGCAACAAGGGCGCCTTCAAGGCCAACGCCGGAACGGACGTCACGACCGACATCGTCTTCTTCCGCAAGCGCATCCCCGGTGAACCCGTCGATGTGAACTCCGAGTGGCGTGATCTAGCCGAGGTCAATACGCCAGAGGGCAAGACCAGCATCAACGGCTACTTCGCCGCCAATCCCAAGATGATGCTTGGGAAGATGCGCCTCATCGGCACCATGTACGGCAAGGGCGAGCCGGTCCTGATCGGGCCGACCGACAACCTTGAATCCAGCATCGCCGAGGCTGCCCAGCGCATGCCCGAGGATGCCATGCTGCCGGCGACGACGTCGGCCGCGGCCTTCGAGGAGAAGGTAGACACCGAGGTCGATGCGATCAAGGAAGGCGCGTTCTATGCCAAGGACGGCCAGATCTTCCGCAAGATCACTGGCGTCGGCCATCCCCAGAAGCTGAACAAGGCCAACGCCGAGCGCGTCACCGGATTCATTGGTATGCGCGATACCGTCAACCGCATGCTGGCGATCCAGAGCGGCGCGGCCAAGGCCGCCGACGGCGAGATGGACAGTCTGCGGGCCGCTCTCAACGCGGACTACGACGCGTTCGTCAAGAAGTTCGGGCCGATCAACCTCACCCACATCACCGAGACCAAGCGCAAGAAAGACGGCAAGGTCATCACGACCAGGCGCATGCCGAACTTCTCGCCGATCGAGGACGATAACGACGCCTACAAGGTGAAGGCGCTCGAGGTTTACGACGAGAAGACGCAGAAGGCCACAAAGGCTGCCATCTTCACCGAGGACGTTGTCGGTTCCTATACCCGCCCAGCCGTGACCGGCCCGTCCGACGCGCTCGCCGTATCTCTCAATGAGACGGGCCGCGTCGACATGGCGCTGATTGCCGATCAGCTTGGCGTCGGCGAAGCGGAAGCCGCAGCCGTTCTCGGTGATCGCGTATACCAGAACCCGGCGGGAGGCCAGTGGCAGACCGCAGCGCAGTACCTATCCGGCGACGTCGTCAAGAAGCTGGCGGATGCGAAGGCCTCGGCAGAGCTTGACGAGAGCTATGCTCGCAACGTGACGGCCCTGGAGGAAGTGCAGCCCGAGCCTCTCTCGCGCGCCGAGATCACCGTGCCGTTCGGCGCCTCATGGGTGCCGGCTGAGGTGTATGAGGCGTTCCTGCAGGATGTTGTAGGTTCGGAGTTCAAGGTCACGCTCAACGAGGTGACAAAGCAGTGGCGCGTGGCGCAGTCCCGTCGTTCGTCGGAAGCAGCGCAAGCGCAGTGGGGAACCGACCGCAAGAGCGTTGGCGAGATCGTCGAGGCGGCGCTCAACTCCAAGCCGATCATCATCACCGACAAGCAGCGCGATGGTAACTCTGTCCGCGACATAGCGGGCGAGACGGCGGCCCGCGCCAAGGTCGAGCTACTGCGCGAGGCATTCACCGGCCAGACCTTCCCCGGCGCTCCGGCGGCCGTCGGCGGCTGGGTGTGGAATGACGATGCCCGCGCCATGCGTCTCGAGGAGCTTTACAACCTGGGCTTCAACCGCATCGTCAAAGAAGATCATGACGGCGCGCATGCGACGTTCCCTGGAGTGGCGCGCGTTGTTACCTTCCCCGATGGCGCCACCGGCACCATCAACCTGACGCCGGCCCGCACCAGCGCAATCTGGCGCATCATCCAGAACGGCAACACGCTGATCGACCACGTCGTCGGCGCCGGCAAGACCTGGACTTCCATCATGGCCGTGATGGAGATGAAGCGGCTCGGCATGGTTCGCCGGCCCATGTTCGTCGTGCCGAACCACATGCTGCATCAGTTCTCCAATGAGTTCCTGCAGGCGTATCCGGCTGCCAAGTTGCTGGTAGCGACCAAGGACAACATGAGCGCTGCAAAGCGCAAGGAGTTCGCCGCCAAGGCTGCTGCCGAGAAGTGGGACGGCATCATCATCACGCATAGCGCGTTTGGCCGCCTACGCATGCGCGATGAGGCCTACGTCGCGTACTACGAAGAAGCCATCGAGAGGATGATCGAGGCCAAGGATCGGGCTGCCACAGAGGAAGGCAAGGATAGCGCCACAGTCAAGGACATCGAGAAGGCGCGCAAGCGGCTGAAGGCCAAGCTCGAGAAGTTCACGGCTAAGGAAAAGAAGGATCTCGGCATCACCTTCGAGGAGCTGGGCGTCGACCATCTCACGGTGGACGAAGCGCACCTCTTCAAGAACCTGTGGTTCCCGACCAGGCATACGCGCGTGCGCGGCATCTCCAACGCGACCGAGAGCCAGCGCGCGACCGATCTCTACATCAAGATCAGGAACCTGGAGAAGTCCAAGCCAGGACGCTCGACGCTGTTCCTAACGGGAACGCCGCTGTCGAACACGATGGCGGAAGTCTACACCATGATGCGCTACCTGCAGCACGATACGCTGGAGGAGTACGGCATCGGCGAGTTCGATAGCTGGGCGCAGACGTTCGGCAACATCAAAACCAAGACCGAGCTGGCCCCGAACGGACGCGACTTCCGAGACACCACGTCGTTCGGCGAGTTCGTGAATATCCCCGAGCTGGCCACGCTCTACGGGCGCATTGCCGACACGCAGACGGCTGAGAGCCTGAAACTGCCGCGGCCCAAGCTGAAGGGCGACAAGCCCATCGTTGTCGAGACCGAGCTTGCCCCGAGCGAGGAGCAGTTCGTTCAAGACCTGATCGCCAAGATGGAGTCGCTGAAGGGTAAGAGACCAGAGCGCGGCTCCCCCAATTTCCTCAGCCTGTTCACACAGGGATTGCAGGTCGGAACTGACTTCCGGCTGGTCGACCCGAGCGCGTCGTACAATCCCAACGGCAAGATCGCCAAGGCGGTCGACAACATCTTCTCCGTCTGGGAGCGCGGCAACAAAGACGAGAAGACGCCCGACAAGGCGCAGCTCGTGTTCCTCGACATGGGTGTGCCCGGTTCCAAGGGAGGCAAGCGCATAGCGGCCAAGGCCGCCGAGGCGACGGAAGAGCCTATCGATGCCGTGCGCCGCGGGCTGGCCGACGTCGAGGAAGACGCTGGCGAGCAGCTACAGGAAGAGGCCAGCGAGGAAGATGCCGAGGCCGAGGCTCTCCTAGCCGGCAAGTTCAACCTCTACCAGGACATCAAGGATCACCTGATCGAGCGCGGCATCCCCGCCGATCAGATCGCCTTCATCCACGACGCCAAGAACGACGAGCAGAAGGCCAAGCTGTTCGACGCGGTGCGCGAGGGCAAGGTGCGTATTCTGCTGGGCTCGTCCGCCAAGATGGGCGTCGGCACCAACGTGCAGAAGCGTCTGGTTGCCATGCATCACATCGATGCGCCGTGGAAGCCTGCCGACGTTGAGCAGCGTGACGGCCGCATCCTTCGCCAGGGCAACAAGAACCCCGAAATCGAAATCTACCGCTACGTGACCAAGCGGAGCTTCGACAGCTACCGCTGGCAGATCCTGGAGAACAAGAGCCACTTCATTGGCCAGTTCCGGGCCGGCGCCCGCGGCGTGCGCATTGCGACCGATATCGATGCGCCATTGCCGGAGGCAGCCGAGCTCAAAGCAGCGGCCACGGGCGACCCGCGTATCATCGAACATGCCGATCTGTCGCGTGAGGTGCGCGTGCTTGATGCACAGCGAGCAGCCCATCTGGGTGGCGCCGTGCGTGCCAAGTCCGCTCTGGTGCAGGCGAGAGCGCGCATTGAGTCGATGCGCAAGCACCTGGAGGTCTACAACCAGGACGCAGCCAAGGTTCGGGACCTCAAGGGCGACAACTTCAGCGTCGCACTGGACCTCGCCAAGGGCACGCAGACCGTTACCGAGCGCAAGAAGGCCGGCGAGGCGGTCAAGGCCTACCTGACGTCGCTGGCGGAGCGTTCCTACTACGGTGCGCAGGACTTCGACCTGGGCGAAATCTCCGGGTTTCGGATGCAGGGCAAGGTGCGGAAGGACTCGTTCGGAGATGGTTTCGTCGTCAAACCGGAAATCTCCTTTGCTGGCACCTACGAAGGCCAGGAGTTCGCCCTCAATGCCGAGACCAATCCCGTCACCCTGATCCAGCGCTACGAGCGGCTGGCTGGCACGCCCCTGGAGCGCCAGGCCGCCGCCAATGCCACCGTTGCCGGCCTTGAGCAGGAAATCCCCAAGCTCGAGGCGAAGACCGCAGCCACGGCCTTCCCGAAGGAAGCTGAGCTAGCCGACAAGCGCAAGCGGCTGAATGATCTCGAGCGAGCGCTGCGGCCTAGAGACCCGGCGGCGCAAGCCAGCGAGGACGCCTACGTCGAGCAGGCGATGCGCAACCTCAAGGCCACCAGCCGCACGGCGGCAGGCGTGGTCGACACCTCAGCATCTGCCGGCAAGGCTGGCCAGATGGCGGAGGGACTGACCGGCGAGGGCGCGGCTGCCGCGGCAACCCGCAACTTCGAAGGGGTGATCCGCAGCATCTACCGCAATCGCGACCGGATCGCGGGCCTATCCGCACGGGAGCTTGCCCAGGAGATCGACCAGATCGCGATCGCCATCAACAAGGGCATCCTGAAGGAAGGCGCGCTCTACCGTGCCGACGACTCGACCAAGTTCCCGTACACGGCGGTGGCGGACCTTGGGGCGGCGCACCAGCAGTTCGCCCAGGAACTGAGCCAGCGTCTCAACGATCCCAATGCCGATCCGGTCGAGACCGCGGCATGGGTCGAGTGGCGCGCGAACCTCACGGATCACTTCTGGGCCGACGGCGTGGGCAAGACCAGCAAGGCACTGGCTGCCATCCCCTTGATGCGCGCCAACCAGCCCTTGCCGCTGTACCGGAGCAACAAGGAGTTCTTCGCAAACGCCAGCCGGCAGCAATACAACCCAAGCGAGGGTGGCAGTGCCTATCGCGATGCGGCATTCGACAAGTTCGTCGATTACTACCGCAGCCTGATGCCGGGCGCCGATCCGACGCTCGAGGAGATGGAGCGCATCGGGCAGGAGGCGTTCGCGTCTCCCGAGTATCAGGCTGCTCTAGCGGCGGCCAAGGCACAGCCTCAGACGATGCCGAAGGAGTTTCAGGTCAGCAACCCAGATATCGATGCGTTGTTGGCTTGGTCCGCATCTCGGGGCATCGAAGCTAACATTAATGCGACAATCGACAAGGCGCGCTCTTACGTCGCCGGCGGCGAGGTTGCCAACGAGCGTAAGGCAGTCGTCTTGCTGGGCTTGCCGGGCTCCGGCAAGTCGACCATATCCGGCGGGTTTGCCAACCTGACCAAGTCTGCCGTGCTCAATGGCGATGACACCAAGGAGTTCATTCCTGAGTACGCCAACGGGCTCGGCTCGATTGCCGTGCACGAGGAAGCGAGCTTCATCACCAAGACGGCGCTATCGCGCCTGATGAACGAGGGTGCCAACGTCGTTCTGGAGAAGACCGGCTCTAGCCCTGGCTCAATCACCGGCCTGATCAATACACTGCGTGGTAAGGGTTACAGCGTTCAGATTGTCTTGGCGGATGTGCCCAAGGCTCTAGCCATGCATCAGACCGTCGAGAGGTTCAAAAAGAACGGCCGCGTAGTCCCGCCTGACTACTTTGGCACGTTGAACACGAACGACGTTTTTGCTATCCTGAAACAGGAAGGAGCCGCTGATGGCTATACAGTCGTCGAACGGAAAACGGCCAAGGGCGCATGGCGCTTCACAGCCCGTGATAGCGCCTTCGCCGGCATCGCCGATGCCATCGAACGATCCTCCGGTGGGATCGCTCGAGTGGTTCGAGGCGGTGGAGAAGCGGGCGGACAACCTGTCGGACCTGTACGAGAAGGCGCTGAAGGCCAAGGCCAAGTAGAGCCGGACGACACGTCTCTCCTCGCGCTCGACGGTATCCTCCCCGAGTTCACCCCACAGTTCCAAGCCGCAGCATCTGAGTTCGCGCCAGCGCTTGAGCGCGAACTGCGAGCCATGCTGCCGGGGGACATCCCCGTCAAGATGGTCGATAAGCTGTTCCGCAGCGGCTATGCCGCCTACGGCGGCTATGACCCGCTGAAGCGCACCATCAAGGTGGCAACGCGCTACGGACGCGGGACGGCGACCCTGAAGGGCTTCCACGAGGTCGGCCACGCTCTACGCGAGTACGGTCGCAGGTTCGGCGAGATCGCCAAGGGCCTCTATACCGCCGAAGAGTGGACGATCCTTACCGAGCGTGCCCGCAAGACCGGCATCAAGGTCAGCAACGAGATTGCCTACCGTTCTATGTATTCGAAGGACATTGCGCGGGAACGGCTCACGGGGGACAAGCAGCGGGACCGCATGGCGGAACTGCTCGACCAGGAGCGCGTGTTCAATCTGGCGGAGCAGTGGGCGGCAGGCACCAACTTCGGCGCCAAGGTCAACACGCTTCTCGAGCGCATCGGGCTGTTCTTCCAGGCCGTAGGGAATGCGCTGCGGGGGCTTGGCTTCCAGACCGCCAACGACGTGTTCCAGCGCATGGTGTCAGGTGAGATCGCCGCTCGCGCCGGACAGCGGCAGGGAGCGGTATCGCTGCCGCCGGTCATCACTCCACAAGAAATCCTACTCTCCTCCCCTGAAGGGCAAGAGGCCCTTGGTAGTATGGGGCTGATGGCGATTGGTGAACAGAGCGAAGGTGCCGGGCTTGCGGCTATAGCATCTTCCCCCACCACTCCCCGCCCCTTCACTCTTTCAATTGATGGAAGAGGAGAAGTCTCTACTAGAGAGAAGGAGGATGGGAATAGGGTTAGGACTTATAAGGTTTTTGGGCGTGAGACCGAGGCGTTCATCCTTTCAGAACAGCCAGACGGAAGCTGGGAACTCTCATTCTTCAACGGAGGGAAGGACTCGGCCCTGATCATCTCCGACATTGAGTCCGACCTTGGCAATCGCATTGGCCCATCTGGATGGCTGACGCCGGAGGCATACGAGCAGTGGAAGGCAACCGCACCTGAGAAGGTGGCAGACCATCAGGACGTCCGCGGCATGTGGGCGAGCCCGAAGGCGCTGGAGCTGGCGCAGGCGGTGGCCCAGGCTGGTGGCAGGGAGCTCGCCGCTCTCAAGTCCGATGAAGGCGGAAGGATAGAGCCGCAGCTTCCCTGGCCTACGGAAGGCGTCAGGGCGGCATCCATGCCGCATCCCGTCAAGATTGGCTCGCAGGCGACGACGTCGTCGCTGGAGGCGCCAGAGCTTGGCCTGTCCGACCTGGTCGAGGAGTTGACGGATACGCTTGGCCTGACGGTGCGTCATGGCAGGCTCGATCCAGGACTGAAGGCGAGGGCCGGCAGGGCTGGCGCACGCGTGTTCGGGCAGTTCTCGGCCAGCACCGGCATCACCCGCGCAGCCATCCCCAACGACTTCCCCGTGCTTGTGCATGAGGGTGGGCATGCGCTGGAGGTGCGTCCTTCGACCAGGGATCCGCTTGCCCAACTCAAAACTACGCACGCGATGGAGTTGGTGCCGAACAACGGCAACCCGACCGCAGAAGAGTTGAGCGAGGGCTTCGCGGAGTGGTTCCGAGTGTATCTGACCGATCTGCCAACGGCCCGCGCGACGGCTCCCAACTTCCTCAAGGACTTCGAGGACATGCTGGATGCTGAGGAGCCCGGCATGCTCGAGGCCCTGGAGAAGGTCCAGGATGGCTTCCAGGCTCTGCTGAAGGCGTCGCCGGCCGGCGCCGTGCGTTCCCGCATCCAGTCCACCGAGCGCCCAGGCAAACTGGGCGAGATCAAGGAGGAGCTGCAGGAGAAGGGTTTCCGCAAGACGCTCTCCGACAAGCTCTATTCCTTCTTCCACAGCTACGCAGACCGCTGGCACGGCCTCAAGGTTGCCGTCGAGCAAATGCTGAGGGAGGGCGGTAGGCAGGCAGGCATCAACCTCGCTGAGGGCGAGAAGCTGGTCCTGAAGGCCATCAACGACCCCTACAAGCGGGCGCGGCTGGCCGCCCAGGCCAAGGCGCAGGCAACAGCCACCTTGCTCAACGGCGTGCGCCTGAGGGGCATGGCTGACCCCGTTGGCCCATCCTATCAGGATGCGCTTGATGCAGCCTTCGGCGGCAACCGGCGCTCGCAGTGGAACGAGGAGAAGGCGGAGCTGTTCGGCTCCTACTTGATCTCGCGCAGCATGTTGGCGGAGTTCGATCGGTACGACCGCGGCGAGTTGGAGAACCCGCCGGATCAGTTGATCCCCCGCGACGTGTGGGCCAAGGCCAAGGACGACATCGAGAAGGCGCACCCTGAGTTCGCCCGCGCTGCACCGATCCTGTATCAGTTCCAGCAGAACATGCTGAAGCTGATGTATCAGGAAGGGTTCCTCACGGCCGAGGACTACCAGACCTATTCCAACCGGGTCGACTACGTCCCGCGCAACCGCGTGATGCCGGACAAGTCTCCGTCGTCGGTCGGCGCCGCCCGCGGCACCAACAAGCGCAAGGTGTTCATGCGGTTCCAGGGATCGACCCTGGACTTCATCAACCCGCTGGAATCGATTGCCCAGAACGTCTACGCCCAGCAAGGCCGGATCACCCTCAACGGAACGATCCGGGCTCTCGACAATCTTGCGCGCTGGGCAGGCCCGGCCGGCGGTCCGATCGCAGAGCGTCTCCCGGCCAGGGACATGAAGGGCGTTCGGGTCGACGTGCGCGAGGCCATGAAGGATGCCGTCAAGCAGCTCAACCCCGACGACGCTCAAGACCTGATCGACATGGTCGACGAGCTGTTCGACGAGGATGCGGCTGCCACCATCTTCCGCGCCACCGACATCAACGAGAAGGGCGAGAAGATCGTCTACCTCTACGAAGATGGTAAGCGCGTGCCGATCCGTATGGGCGACCATGACATCGGCAAGGACATCTTCGACGCATTCACGGCGGTCGGCACCGACAACGCCAACATGGCGTTCGAGCTTGCCACCATGGGCACGCAGGCTTTGCGCTTCGGCGTCACCAAGGCCGTGTCCTACGTGTTTAACAACTTCCTGCGTGACCAGTTGCAGACCTGGACGCTGAGCGAGAACTACACGCCATTCGTCACGGGCACCAAGGGCTTGAAGCACGTCATTGCCAATGACGATGTGTCCAAGCGCGCGGCAGCCTTCGGCGTGATGATGGGCGGCATCGACACCAATCTGCAAGAGAGCGCTGCCCGTGATCGGGACATCAAATCCCTGCGACGCAAAGGCTTCTGGGCGGTCCCGCTAAACTGGCCGAGGGCATTGCATCCCGTGGAGTGGTCGTGGAAAGCGTTCATGCGCACCATGGAGATCACCGAGGCGGGAACGCGCGTCGGGCACATGAAGGCAATCCAGGATCGCGCGCTTGCCGATGGCATGACGCCAGAAGAGGCGGCTTGGGAAGGGGCCTACGGCGCCAACGACGTGATGCCGTTCGATCGTTCCGGCTCCAAGATGATGGTGATTGCCCGGCTTGTGGCGTTCCTCAACGCTGCCGTGCAGGGCATGAGCGCGGCAGGCCGCACGATCAGCGGAGAGCGCAACACCTACACCAACTACCGTGATGCCGTGTCGCCATACCTGCGGGCCGGCATGGGTCAGCCCGTGTCGGTTGCCGATAGGGCGGCTATCCCGAACGCGGCCAAGGTGTGGGTGAAGATGCTGACCATGGGCATCGTCGGCGTATCGCTGGCGGCGCTCTACTCTGGCGACGACGACGAGAGCAAGGAGTACCAGGAGTTCAACGACTACATGCGTGCCACCCATTGGTTCTTCAAGATCAACGGGACCTGGTGGCGCTTCCCGAAGCCGTTCGAGCTCGCAGCTATCTCCAATGCTATGGAAGCTGGATTTGCCGGCTACTGGAAGCAGGATCCCCGCGCGCTGAAGACCTTCGCTCAATCCCTCAAGCACACGATGGTCCCGCCGCATGAGCTGCAGGCACTCAAGCTCTACTACGAGATGATGACCGGCAAGGACACCTTCCGCGACAAGGACATCGTCGGCGGAGACCTGCGGGCATTGGCGCCTGAGTACCAGTTCAACGCCTACACGTCGGAACTCGGGCGCATGGTGGGCAAGGTGATGGGTTGGTCGCCAGCGCAGATCGACCACTTCATGGCTGGTGCCCTCGGCACCTTGGGCCGCGATCTTCTCAACGCCTCGGACTACATGCTGCCGCGCATCAACAAGATGACCGGCGGCATCATCCCCGGCGTGTCGCAGACCCCGCGCGCCGAGAAGTCGCTCGAGGATATGTGGTTCGTATCCAGGTTCAGCCGGCGTGCCGGCCGCGGCGCGCTGTCAGTGGAGGAGTTCTGGAAGCAGGCAAGCCGCGACGGCGGCAAGTACACGCAGGCCGCGGAGACCTACAAGCGCCTTGTCGCAGCCGGCCGCGCCGATCCTCGCCTCAACTTCGAGGTCAAGTCCTTCATGGAACGCCTTACCGACGATCAGAAAGCGTATGCGTACCTCGAAGGCGGCTGGTTCGACGAGAAGGACAAGGACTTGCACCCTGTCCACCGCTCGCGCCAGGTGCTGCAGGCCATCTCCGGCATCCGCAAGGACATCCTGATGGACAACCTCGTGAAGCGGAGCACGGTCCCCGATCGGCGCCACAAGTTCCGTGAGCCTGAGAAGGTCAGCCTGTCGCCTTCGGATCAGCGCGTCGTCAACGAGATCCTGGAAGACCTGTCGATGCGAGAGGCGCGCAACGCGCTGATCGTGACGGGGCATCCTGGATGGGCGCAGAAGGAAATCCTGGGCACCGACGGGCTGGTCAAGGAGCTGCGGTCCAAGGCTCCAGCCGTTGCCGAGGAACTCGAGGCTAGGCTGACGAAGGGCCGCACCAAAGTCGTCCCGTTCGAGAAGGTGCAGGAGGCATGGCCTGAAGCGCGGGCGCGTATTCTGAAGGAAGGCCCGGAGGCCAGTCTGGCTGATCTACGCGGCTACGTTCCGCCGTCAGGGACGCTGGAGATCTTGATCACAAAGCCGAAGCCTAAGCGCGGCGGCTCACTAACGATCCAGTGATGTAGATGGGCGGCGGCTGCGCAATCAGCTCCGCCCACCACACGCCCCCTACTCCTCGTGGGTGCGGGGCGCAGATGATCACCCGGTAGGTTCGGATCGAGGCGACGTCGTAGGGGATCGGGTTCCAGCGCAGCGCGTCGCCACTGACAATCTCGGGGTGGAAGTGCTCGACTGACATCCGCCGGAAGGCGTCGTCGAAAGCCACACGAAGGACAACGGAGTGGGCACCCACAAGGTTGTGGAACTTCCATCCCATGTGTCTCGCCAACTCTCGCATCGGGGCGAGACGCTATAGATGGGGTGGCGACAGGGCAACATGGAACGGTCAAAACGGGTTCGTTCCATGCGGAAATCAAGGGTTTGTTAACGCTTTCCGCTGTTCTGACGTGGAACGGTGAAAGCGTTAAGGATTCGTCAACTATTCCCGGAAGTTGGGCAAAACGAAAGCCCGGCCGCCGAGATGGCAACCGGGCAACAAGGTGTGGATACCGGGCTGTGTCAGTCTGCGAGCGACTTGCGCATCTCGGCGCAGTCGATGCCGTGCTTCTCCAGCAGGTCCATGGCCTGATCCGGGAGGGTCATAACGCCGTCGTAGTCGGTCAGGGAGCGCTTGCCCTTGGGGTCGATCTCGAAGGTGAGGCCGATGCCCTCGACCATCTCGTCATCCTCGCTGAGGTAGACGATCCACTCGATGAAGCCGGTTAGCGTCTTGTTGTGGAGCCAAAGCTCCATGGTGCTGCGGGCTCTCTCGCTCAGGTTCCGTCCGCCCCATGAACCCTCAAGGTTGATCGGGCTGTAGAACTCAAAAGTGTCGATCGACTTTTCCATCATGCGTCCTCCTCTGGGTTGGCCATCTTGCGCAGGACCTTAGAGTTCGTGGCGTCCAGGTACATCTTGGCGCTACCGTCGCTGAACTCCTCAATCGCCACGAAGCGGTCAAAGCGCGTGCCGTTCTTCGCGGCTGGCCAGATGAAGATCTCGATCCGGTCGCCGACCTCGCCGTGGCCTCGGTGCCATTCCAGTCCAAGCTCTTGGACGTAGCGTCCGACGTCGTTGTGCTTCATCACTTCACCTCGAAGACTACGGTTTCGTCTTCCACCTTGTAGGGGACGCTCTTGCTCAAGAGAGCCTTGGCAGCGTCCTTCGGCAGTTTCCAGCCATCAGTCAGAACCCGCACCATGTTCGCGCGGTCGCGCTTGAAGGCGTACCCGTTGATTGCCCAGGCTACGATGCCTGGAGCGTAGATCGCGGGGGAAGAACCAAGGCGGTAGGTCATCGTGCGCTCCCTCAGTAGTGGTGCTTGCTTCCGACGTAGTTGAAGTCTTCCAAGTAGGAGAAGCTCTTCATGTCGGCGTAGGCCGCCTCGCGGCTCAGGTGCTCGCCCTGAACCAGCCACCGCTTGCTGACAGCCGAGAAGAGTTCAACGACCCAGTATTGGCCGTCCTGCCGAACCCGCAGGGCTTCTCCAGCCGAGGTCACATTGTTCGCGCTCATCTCGTGTCTCCTTCAGAGGTTTGGATCGCAGGCCCAGCCTTCGGCTTGCCCGCGGTTGTCGAAGACCTTGACCAGGTCGCCGTTCACGAAGAGGCCCCACTCCCCGTTCCCGAGGTAGAGGACCTGGACCTTCTTGGCGCTGGCGTTCATGGCGGTGTCTCCTCTCTGGCTGCAAGAGGAATATACGAGCGGACAAAATGTCCGTCAATCCGTCATCGCATCACGTCTTCGTGATCGACATCAGCCGAAGCAACATAGCTACAGGCTTGGGGATAACAACCTCTCCAAGCTCCCAGCGCCGCACCGTGCGCGGGTCGATATCCAAATGATCGGCTAGCTGCGACTTCGTCATGCCGAGCCGCTCCCGGATGTCTGCGAGTTCGTCCGGCGTCATGTGCTTCGTTCGCTTATGCATCCCCCACGTCTATGACATTTTGTCCGGTCCTGTCAACAAGGAGACTTCATGCCGTCCCCTACCTATGAAGCGTTGAGAGAGGAGTACGCGCGTCTTTGGGCATCGATGGAGATCCGCGCTTCGAAGGCGCCGGACATCGACGCGACCGCCAAGAAGATCGCAGCCAAGAAGGCGCGCTACCAAGCCGTCTCTGAGACCACGCGCGTTCCCTGGTTCATGATCGGGGCGATCCACGCCATGGAGTGCGGGCTAGCGTTTGATCGGCACCTCCACTGCGGTGATCCACTGACGGCACGGACCTATCACGTCCCCGCAGGGAGGCCCAAGGCGCCGCCGGCAAATGGCGAACGCTACACCTGGGCGGAGAGTGCGGCCGACGCCCTCACGCTGAAGGGCCTTGAGACGATAGGCGAGTGGCCGATCGAGCGCATCTGCTACGAACTCGAGCGGTTCAATGGCTGGGGCTACCGGCTCTGGCATCAGTCCGTTCTGTCGCCCTACTTGTGGAGCGGAACGAACCACTACAGCCGCGGCAAGTACGTCGCCGACGGCCAGTGGTCCTCGACCGCTGTCTCCGGCCAGTCCGGCGCCATGGCAATCATCAAACGCCTGGCCGAGCTTGACGCGGAAGTCGCTGCAGCGATTGCAGGTGCGCCGGTCGCCGGCAGCGAGGTTGCAGACGAGGCGATCGACGATCCCGCGCTTGTCTTCCCCAAGGCGGAGGCAAGGGAGCTAACAACCAGCCTCGCTGCGGTCTCCCGCAAAGCATCGCTGGCTGAGCGTGTCAGGGACTGGCTGCTCACCCTAGGCATCGGCGGTGCCGGCGTGTCCGTTGCTGACGCCGCTGGCCTCGGCAAGGGCTACTTGGACGGCATCGTCCAGCTCCTACAGGACCACGGCTGGGCGGTCTTCATCGTCGGCTGCATTGCTGGCGGCTGCATCGCCGCGCTGTTCCTGCGCTGGATGCATGACGACGTGAAGCGCGGCTCTTACACGCCCTCGGGCATGGAGTGAAACCATGTGGATGACACTACTACTCAACCCGCGTATGTGGATGGCGGCCGGCGTGCTCATGCTGCTCGCCTACACCTGGAACCATGGCCGCAAGTTTGAGCAGCGCGCCGAAGCCGCCCGCGTCGAGGCGACCAACGCTCGTATTCGCGCCGTCAATGCCCGCGAGGAAGCCGCTGCGGCCAAGGAAGCCGAACTAAGGGACGCAGCCTACACCGATGCCAGTGCTGTCCTGCTGCGCTCTGGCAAGTGCTACGCCACGCCCGACGTTGCCGCGGCCTTGTCTTCGATCCGCTAAGGAAACCATCACAATGCGAATTGTTCTAACGGGAGCGCTCGCGCTCCTGCTGGCCGGCTGCGCCTCGAGCCAGGGCACTGAGCCGCCTCCTGCCCGCTGCATGCTGGCCCCCAAGCCTTTGGGTGACATCAAGCCGGGAGAAGACATCATCCAGAAGCACGCCGAGCTCCGCCGTGACTACGGCAAGGAGACCGGAAAATTACGCTGCATGCAGTCGTATTCGAAAGCGTTGCTGGCGAAGTAATTGGGCTGGGGAGCCCATGAGGGAGCACGAGGGCATCATGCATGGATATCGAAACGCTCTTCTGGGTTCGCCAGCGCGACAACCACAATCTTCTGCGCCAGATCGACACCAAGCAGGACCGCCAGATCGCGAACCAGGAGAAGGCGATCGAGCTGATTGGCCAGCTATTGATCTTGCTCGCTACCACCAACCGGACCTCGGTCTCGCCGCTGTCCTCGCCCAGCCCAACGGATTCGCCCCTCCAGACCCATTGGCGCTCGTGGCTAGAGCAGTCCGTCAACAAGGTCAGCCGGGAGGCGATCACATCGATCGCTCTTTGGATCGGGGCCAGGATAGCCAGTTCCTACATCGTGCCCGCAGCGCTGTTCGTGGGTGGGTTGATATGGGCTTGGCTCAGCGGCGGCTGATCGTCGTCAGCCTATGGGCGCTTGCTACCAGCGTCTGGCTGTGGGTTCTGCTGCGGTAGAGAGAAGGCCGCCCAATCCTCGCGAACGAGATCCTCAAGTCGGCGGGCCAGGAGATGCCCATGAGATCGGATCAGCGCCACCATTTTTAGCTCGTCTTCTAGTGTCGCGCTGTGCTGCCCAATAGTGCCGATCAAGATGTCACGGGCCATTTCGTCAATCACAGAGTCTATGTCCACTGCTCTCTCCTACTCTTTCCCCCGCCCTGCCCTCTGGGTGGGGCGGGGTTTGGCGTTTGCTGAACTCTACACGAGTGTAGAGTGAGTGTTGAGTAGTGTAGAGTCCGGGGCTCACTGTAGCAGTAGTGGTCCGATGAGCATACCCAGCAAGATGATGCCGAACAATATTCCGCACAGCAGGGCCTCCATCATGTTCATCGAGAGATGGCTCACTTGTTGATGGATCGGATTGGACACGACGCCATCCTTGGTGATGCGGATTACCCAGTCTCCGGCCGGGATGTGGAATGTGATTGCCTGCGGCTCCGGGTTGACCTCAATCTTGCCCGCAAACTCCTGGCCTGGGCGGAACGTGATTGAATCCGTCATCTCTCTGGTCTCTACTTCCGTTTCCTGATGCTGCGATCTAGCGCGCGCTTGAGGTGCTCCCACACGGGTCGCGTGAGCCATACGCCATGCACGTCAACGACCTCGATCTCTTTCCCCTCATGGCGCACGCTTGAGACCAGTCCGCCCTCGTTCTCGTCCCATATCGGGCGGCCGACCATTGTGCATCGCTTGCGGTAGCCGCCCATTTCCACCATGACGCGCTCTGTCGGCATCTGAGAGGCCTTTCGTGACTATAGGTCGCTACGCGAGCGGCCGGTACTCATGCCGAGCGCTCGCTTCAGCTTTCCTATGCCTCTGTTTGCGGCGTGCTCAGGACGCATGGCGTCCCACAAGCCTGCCTCTATCTCGTCGCGGATGTTCTCGCGAACGACCGCGCCGTCGCGCTCGATGATTGCTATCACCGCGTCCGCCATGTCCGACGACTTGCGTTTGATGTAGCCGTTCATCTGTCCGGCCTCCGTTGTCACAACTTCCGCAGATCGCTGCGAACCGCGTCTATGGCTTGAGTGCCGCCGTGCGGCGACTCGGACGCCAGCACTTCAATCTCCGCGATGGGCGATGTCCGCAACCATCGCGCTTTGATCCAAGATGTGTCCCCGCTGGCCCACTCCACCCGCACCATACACACCCGACCGGGGCGAATGGCCTGCACTGTTCCGCGAAGCTGGGCGCGGTCGCGCACTACGTCTCCGACGCGCATTAGCGTGCCCTCTTGATTTGATCGGCGAACTGCCACCGCACAGGCTCTCCGGTGCTGGTGTAGCACTTGCGGGCGAAGGTCACGATTGCGCGGCCGTGGTCGTCGTAGCCGTGCGCAGCGTGGCTATAGAAGGGCTTGCCGGGGAGCGCCTTGAACGCCAGAGCGGCAAGGAACTCGGTGGCCTCGGCGCCGCTGGTAAATTCGAGGTCGTAGGTCATCTTAGAGGGCTCCATTAGTCAGGCATGTAGAGCGCTTGTATCGCGGCCTCGATGGCGTCGAGCGCCACGTCAAGGTCTCGCGGCCCCGGCAGGCCGTCTTTGGCCACCATCTCCAGGATGCGCGCCAATTCCTCTCGCAGTTCTGTGGTCATCGGGCTGGCCTTCCTTGTCAGCGTTCGACGCACCCGCCATCGCGGCGGACGCAGTGTCTAATTTCCATGCCGCACGCGCAGCGGAGCGGTGCGTCTTTCACGGCCTTGTTGAACTTGCCGGCAGGTATCTGCTGCACCGAGCCATCGTCGCAGAACCAAACCGTCACCACGTTGTAGGCGTGGCGACCCTTCGGCTTCACGCGGTAGCTGCCGGTCACGTAGCAGTGCCGACCTTCGTACATAGACACCGGGTATGTGTTGAGCCCATGCACAGCCGCGAGCGCGGTGTACTTGCCCACAAGGTTGTTGTGGAACTCGTGCACGAAGGGCGTTTGCGGCGCGGGCATCTGAGGGGCTCACTTGGTGGCGTTGCGGTAGGCCAAACGCGCGTCGGTCCAGTTGGTGAACCGCGCGATGATTTCACTTCCGCGCGTCAGGGCGATCCAGCCCTGGCCGTCCACGTCTACGATCTGGCAAATGCGAAGCTTCATGGTCGGGCCTATGTTGCCGGTTGAAGGGTCACGGGAATTGCCTCCCATACGATCTTGGGAGAGAGCGGCGGAATGCCGTCGAAGCGGACCTCGGCGTAAAACACTTCCTCGCCGGTTTCCTCGTCGAGCTTCCAACCCATGCTGGCGATTTTGCCAGTGGGCGTCGGCAGCAGCGTTTCATTGCGCGGCATCTTAGAGGCCTTTCGTGTGGGCTGAAACGTCCGATGCCCACACGAGCAAATCGGACCCATCGGCGTAGCGTGGTGCTTGTGCGCTCCGCCTCTCTCGTTGTCTGGATCGTGTGGGCACATTTTTGGCATCTTACAGTGTTCGCTCGATGCGCTGGACTGCGCGGTAAATTTCACTCTTGGCTGTGTTGATGTCGCCTGTGCTGATGATGCCGTTGCAGGCTTGTACGCAGTTGGAGTTCTGCGCGGCTTCCACCTGATGAATGACCTTCATAAGCCGCCTGATCGCGGCTTCCTTGGTCCTACGGCTTACTGTAGCGTCCATCTTAGAGGCCTCAACGGTTGACGTTGCGGAGGTGGGAGTATCCAGCCTCACACTTGGCTGCATACTCGCGGGCGGCGGCTTCTGTCTTGTGGCCAACCTTGACGATGGCGTCGTCGATCAAGCTGCGGCGGATGGTGTCCCACTGGCCGGTTTTGTTGAACTCGATCTTGACGTTCATGGCCGTGTCTCCCTGTCTGATGATCCCAACATAGCGATCATCCCCGAACCTGTCAACAGTTATTCGTACGACCTGTTGACAAATCACATCGTTGCGGGTAGCGTTCGTTTATGGATGCGAAACCGACCGGGAAGATGATCGGCTACGCGCGTGTGTCCACCGAGGACCAAGAGCTACGCGTACAGCTAGACGCACTTGAGAAAGCCGGATGCTGGAACGTCTACCAAGAAAAACGATCCGCCTCGAAGGGCAAGAGGCGTCCACAGCTAGAGCTTGCGCTGATGGACCTTCGCCCCGGCGATACGTTGGTTGTGTGGCGTCTAGACAGGCTCGTGCGCAACGCGCGGGATATGTACGCGCTACTAGATCGCGTCACGGCGGCCGGCGCAAACTTCAAGAGCTTGCAAGAAGGCTACGATTTTACAACGCCAATGGGCCAGTTCGTGCTGGGGCTGCTTGGGCTGCTGGCGCAGCTAGAGGCGCAGTGGACCTCGCAGCGCACATCGGCGGGCATCAGGGCCATACAGGAGCGCGGGCTCCGGTACGGCGCGCAGCCGAAGCTATCCAAGGCTCGCGCCGAGCAGCTTGTGCGGATGCGCAAGGCCGGCGCATCGAGGGCAGAGACTGCGCGCAAGTTCGAGGTATCGACTGGAACAGTTCGCAACTACGAGCTTCGCGCGAAGAAGCGCAAGCCTAGGAAATAGAGGAGAGGCGATGCGTAGCAAACCGATAGCCGATAGACCGGGGCTAACGAAGCTGTTGGCGGAGTCTGTTGCGAAATGGAAGGCAATGACGCCGGCTGAGCAAGAGGCAATGATGCGGCAACAGAGAGATGGATGGGTGCGAGCCGAAATGTCTTGGCCGCGCGACTGTCCCTATAGGTAACGGAGGAGAGACGCATGTGCGGCTGGGATGACGCCACGATTGAGGTGATGGCCCAGGAGATTGCGGAGATCAAGGCCTTGGGCTGGAAGTTGCTCGCGGTCGCTGAGCAACATTGGGATGAGGGTCCAGCCGATGAGGGTTGGCAATCGCCCGCCCTGGAGAAGCTTTGCGCCGAGGCGCGTGCGGCGTTGCAAAGATAGGAGGCCACAATGGCAGACCGCCCAAAGACGCTCGCCGAACTACTGCAGCAGTGGTATCCGGCCGATGTTGCGCGTGATGTTGGCCGCGAGGAGAGCCAAGCGCGGTTCATGGAGAACCAGTTCGCCGTGCCGCCGAACGCGTTGGCTGGTCCGTCCCTAGAGACGCCGAGGTGGCGCGCTCCCAATCCTCTTGGTGGAGACGAGGCGGTCGCCGCTCAGATCGGCAACGACGCTCGCCAAGGAGATTGGGTGCCAGCGATTGGCGGCCTTGCGTCCGTTCTTCTTGGCGCCGCCGCCCCTCGGGGCGGGAAGCGGGTTGAGCCAGCACGCCTAAAGGAAGGCCTCAAAGGTGACCCAGGCTATGCCTACCACGCAACCAACGCAGAGCGTCTTTATGGCATCGCGGCTTCTGGTCGTTTGAACACCCACAGGCCGCACGAGTTCACCGACCAATCGGCATGGCCCGATGGGCTGACGGAGCGCCGATCCTACTTCATGCCAGGACCGGAGCGCGTTTGGCAGTTCGCCCCAGAGGACGGAACGCCCGTGGTGCTGCGGACGAAGCGCGGCGACCACATCTTCTCCGAGAGCACCGGCGACCTGTTCGCGAGAAAGCCGATTGAGTCAGAGCAGCTCGAATACCTCGGCGGGGATGGTGCGTGGCATCCTGTCGCCAATTTGCGTAATTCAGACGGCAACTGAGGAGCGGCATCTGTGGCAGCGAAAATCCAGCGCGTCGAGTGGACGATGCCATACGGAGAGGACGGAGACGACGTAGACTTGGAGCTATATGTCGGTGTGCGTGGCCGGGACTTCCGGGAGTGGGTAGATCGGTTGCCAACATCCGCCGACATGGAAGAGCTCATGCGCACGCTGCTTGTGCTCATCGTCATCAGCAGCAAGGAATAGAGGAGCGGTGAATGTCTGAGCGATGGGTAAAGACGCACAGCCGCGTGTCTACGACGACCGGCGGCGAGACGACGCACACAGACGTGCCGTGCTGGGTGAACATGGCCTGGGTAATGGGTGTCCATCCTTCCCACGTCAGGAAGGGCGGTGCCTGTCTCGTGTTCGGCATCGCCCCGAGCGGCGACGATGCGACGGGCTACATGGATGTGCCGGAGCCGCCAGAGCACTTCATCCCAAAGACATACGCAAGATAGGAGCGTCATGCGCACGTGGTCGGAATGGATGTCTCTCCCCCATGGCTGCGCCGCTAGCGCCGCATGAGATCGGGTGAGAAGGGGCCACGCTACGGGGGTAGCGTGGCCGTGCACAGCCGGGGAACTGATGGCGGTGGCAACGGGGGATGCTGTGTTGAGGGAACACGGCGCACCACCGCTGCTGTGCCAGGGGATGCTGGCCGACCTTGGTTGCGCAGGCAATCCGTGGGAACCCCTACGCCAAGATGAATAACCACGCATGCTGTAGAGTTGGAGTTGTATCCAGAACGGACTGTGCCAGCCGTGTGTCACACACCCTTGCTCGTTCTGCGCGCGTTCCTGCATTGTTTTGCACGTTCAGAGCGCCGTCTAAACCGCCATCGCTTGATTTTCATTGACTTTTCTATGGCCCCACCATACCTCCGCCGCGGGACACCCCTCCCCAACGAGGGGCAGCCTGATAATGCGTCTATTATGACTCCGCTTCTTCTCTAACCCTCGGATATAAAATAAGTTTTCCGCGCGCATCCAACTTCGGATTTTTAACTGCGACGTGTACGGGTGTCAGGTTTGTGTCTTTTTTCCTCTTATCCTGAGCTTGAGCATATTCGAGTTCGATACGCAACGCCACTTCCTCTGCGACCGTAGCTGCAACCTTCAGAACTGCCGCCACGGTCTTGGTGTCGACCAAGAACCATTCGCGGTGGTGATGAAACGCAGCTAGCTGCTCGTGGGCGTATTTCTCGCCATACCTGAGACCAGCCAGCGGGACGGACCGGGAGCATACCCGTCGCACTTTGAATGGCGAGTGGCCGCGGATCTGGTCGATCCTCGTCCTCCACCCGTTCTGGGCGATGCCGACCTTTATGTAGGGCC